ATCATTCAATTTTTTATAATACTAGAGTGGATTTTTTCTCTCTTGTTTCAAACTGGAATAGGATAAGGTTAACGATCTAGCATCTCCACCAAACTTATCCCCAACCCATTTAAAGTTTATTTTGGTAGTAATTGGTGTGCGAGAAAATTTGAGTTCAGATATTCGGTCACGCATCTTCTCGATGGGCATACCCATATCCTTGGGGATAACAGCAAACGCCTGCTTCCAGGTCATTGGGAAGTTCTGCTGTAACTTAATTAACTTCTGCCATTCACGCTTCCTTTCAAAGTAGTCTGCTTGGTTTAATAGATATGACTTAGCTCCTTTTGTAATCCACTTGCCCTCGTTGGACATCACGGGTTCCTTCGGATCGTCGATAATACTTGATCCATACTCGTCGATGTACCCCTCAACCGCATAGTAACCTGGAAGGAAGAAGTTTATGAGTCCAGACGGCGTGGTTCCGTTCTCATTTCGGTCAGAGAAGTGCGAATCGTTTGCGATATCAAAGAACTGCGCTCCACCCCCTGTATCCATGTCACCCACGGTTGACGGCATGATGCAAAACCCTCGGATGTTTTCCCCGCGCTCGATGGCGGGCTTCATCGTGTTGTACCACCACGTCGGAATGTTTTGGTCCGCCGCCTTCGCGTCCGTTTTTTTCGCTGGTTCGTCACGGTAAACAAAAGCGATTTCCGCTTCCCCATCCGCCGCTTTCTCCGTCGAAGGCAACGGCGTGATGAAACATTCCATTTGTTCGGGGACGATTCCAGCTCTTGCTGCTGATGCGATTGCTCCTTCATACTGAAAACGCAAACCCTCCTTTGCCTCTATACGTCCACGATAGTATGGACGAAAAAAGAAAGGGAGCTTGCTTACAGGTGTTTGAATTTGTTTTATGAATATCTTATTTACCGCCTGGTCCTCATTCATCGCCTGTATGATAAATGTTTGGTCAGGCATATTGAGTGTCCCCCAAGTGCAGAAGCAGCAAGCGATTGCGGTCTTTGCGATACGTCGTCCAGACACGAAATTAATTCCGTGAACCGTTCTTTTGCCCTTGCCTACGGTAACATTCACGTTTGGCTCGACGTAGTATTCAAAACCTTGTTCATTCATTTCATCAACCACATTCTTCACATCTTGATTCGAATACCTTGTCTTCACAACGCCGTCCTCTCTATAAAGTATCTTGTGCTTATAGAACGCATCCTCTGTTGTGTAGGCATACATGAACAGATGGAACATCTTGCGTTGGTAATCTCTATAATCAGGTCTGTTGTTATTCTTGCCGAAGTTTTTTACTGTCCAGAAGTTGAGGAAGAAGTAATTAGCACCGTTTAGGTACGTTGGCTTCCCTTTAATGAAACACCAATATCCTACATACCTACGCTTTATCTGGAGCTTGATCCACTCAATCTCCATAGCATAATACTTCTGATTAGATTCTATCTCCTCGTAAATATCCTCAAGCCTTACGTCGCCAACCTCCTTGTACTTGGACTTATTGGTTGCGTGTTTCTTATTAAATACAACTTCGTAGATGAGCTTTATCTTTTCGGGAGTTTCCTGATAAGGAAACTTTTGTTCTCTCGGATCAAGGCCATAACCATCAACATACGTCAGGGCCTCCTCCCTGCTTACCTCTCTTTTCAAGTGATGCGAATACCACTCCTCAAGTCGCGGGAGCGGAATGCGAATCGTGTCCAACTCATCGTCGTCCTCGTGAAAAGAAACGTATTTATCCTCCTCCTCGTACTCGTACTTCATGGTATTACCTCCGGGAATATTTCTTTCTTCTCACGCCAAATCCTTGAATAATGTTCAGGTTGTATCCCCAAATTCTCCGCTCGAACAGAGAACGTAATTGCTTTCTGTAGGGTAATACTTACCTCGTCATTCATAATTCGAGTACGAGCATCCACTAGGGTCTGACGCCAACTCTCAAGACCGGCCTGAAAGTTCTTGTCGTCATTTGACCTGTCAACAGGCTGAGTCAATAGCGCCCTTTGAAGCGCGGCTATTCGGATGTCAGCCGTACTCATAATCGAATAATCTTCCGAGCATTGCAGGCGGGTGAACACGATGTACCGCTCCACCGCCCAGTCTACATTCATCATGCAGAGCTGGGCGTACCCGTCCTCAGAATCCGTGTCATCAACCCTGATGTTCAATTTGTTCAGAGTGTATCGTTTGCGTTGGTTGATGTCAGGATACGCATCTTTTACAGGTGTACCTGGAGCGAACATATATATGAGATAGCGTACAACCTTGTCGGCGCTAACCCCTTCAGGAAGGTCGTCTGACCTGTCGAGAATATGGGCTTGACTAGCCAGGTCCGAGAAGCGGTATATCACCGACTCGTCATCCGGGATGCTTTCAATGTTATACGATATTTTACTAAAATCTAATTTTATCATCTTTCATACGCCATTATAACTCGTGATTGGAAACGAACATAATCCGTTGTCTTAGCTAATGTGGGGTCTAACTTTGTAGCGTATACATTTCTTACGCAAACTACATCCCCCTTTTTAACTTCTGTATTAGTCCATACATCTGGCCGAGCGTATCGAGGATTTCTTGCCGGAGGAACAACAACCTCTATTCTTTGAATATCGTTGTCTGGTATGTAAATAGAGCCAAATGTTCTTTCATTTCCAAGCAATTTGCCGATTATGTATCCATTTAGACTAACAATATCATCCCCTCGTTTGGCTGCGTATATCGACCTCTTTGAAATCATCAAATAAATCTTACCGTCTATAATGCAACCTCCTTCTCCCTCTGTAATCATTTCACGAGTAAAGGTAGCATCAAACCAAACATCATCTCCCTCTACCGCATCGAACTCGCAATCATAATCCCATCCTGCATAATTAAGTTCTGCCTCTGCTATCTTAATAATTTTACCCCTTCTTACAGCCTGTTTGTCCTGTATATTCTCCTTATCAGGGTCAGCTTCTCTGTGCGCTTCCCCCGCCATAAGCTCATATTCCTTTAATAGCTGTTTGTCTTTATATCCCGATTTTTTTAAAGCCTTCACAACCCTTACCATCTCATCGTCATCAATCTCTGAAATGTAATTTTTTATTTTGTTAACTATTTTCAGTTTCCCACCATTGAAGTCTATCTCGTCTTCTGTTAACGAATGAAGTTCAATAATGCACTCCCCATTTACAAGCCTCAGCTTCTCTAAATCTAATCCACTTAAATTCATTTGTTAGCCAATTTTTGTTCGTATATTTCTAGCACCTGTTTCTGCTTGTCGAAGTTTTTCTTTCCGATTGGAATCTTTTTCTTTAGCTTATTCACGCACCGGCGAAGCGATGAGTAACTTCCAAAAACCATCACGGCATCCCAGTCGGACATCAAGCCCTCCACCTTTACGGGGTCAACCTTCTCTCTTCTGATGTAATATTCATACACCTCTATGATTTTGAGGTAGTTATTTTTTGTCTTTGTTCTTATCATAGTGTTCTTGCAGTGTTTTGAAGAAAGCCGACCTCTTGATTCTAGTTTCAACCTTTGTTTCGGATATTTCTTTCATGGTTTCATTATACCTTGTTATCGCTTTCTCGACTTGATCAAGATCCTCTGAAGTTATCGCCGGATCACAGTATAGAAGTTTTCTCCGCGACTTAGTTGCCATCGGGGTAAAGATTCTCATGACCTCATATATCTCAATCCTCTCGTCAATCATTTTGTTGAGAAGAAGGATGGCTCTATCCCAGTTCTTAATGTTACTCATAAACCATAACTATATATCGCTCGTGTACAGAATACTCCGTAACATCTTGCAGTTCAACTTTGTCTACTTTTCCAACAATACAAATCCTCTGCCCTACCTCAAAGTCACAGAAGTTGCCAACTTTTGTTATTACAGCGTCAATTTGCTTGTCAGTTTTGTTTTCTATTTCTATAAATACCCGGTGGTCGGGTGGAAACAAATTACTCATGATGCAAATATACAGACAAATAACATAGTGTCAAGTTCTTGCTTGTTAACAAGACTATTTTGATTAAATTTGCACTATGTTTATATGCTCAATTACACTGGTTATACTTTGCTTTTGGTTTATGATAAAAAACTCCATATATGGCTGTGGCAAAAGGTGTTACAAGACCCGAAAGGAGGCAGAAGAGCATTGTGACTACGATCAATACCCGTTTATGTGTTGGGATTGTGAAACCTGGCACATAAAAAATAATCAAGAAAATCCTTGACAACCTTGCGTGGTTGTTTTATGTTTGTCAAAATATTCCGCCCCCCGTTTGCTAAAGAACCACAGCAACCGGGGGTTGGAAGGTGGTTACAAATACTAACCAACTCAAAAGCTCGCAAAGTGGTTCTTGCGAGCTTTTTTATCTTATGCATAATCAATATTCAATCATCCCTGCAAGTGTGCTGCTTAGCAAGGAACTTTCGTCTACTGAGAAGCTACTCGTAGGTGTTATTTCAAACCTATCAAACATCAAGGGGTATTGCTTTGCCTCAAACCATTATTTGGGGGAATGCCTTGGTATATCCAAGCATAGTGTGAGGCGGGTTATCTCCGATCTTGAACAGAAGGGAGTTTTAGGGAGGGTAGTTAAACTTAACAGCCGAAATGAGGTTGAGGTAAGATGCCTAACCATAAACATGGATGCCGACATATTAAGTAGAACGGTTACGCCGGAAATACCAATGTCTGAAAATGAGGAGGATGATTTTTTTGATCATACCCCTGCTCAAAAACCTGCATACCCCCTGCTCAAAAATGAGCATACCCCTGCTCAGGAATGCTCACATAATAAAAAGAATAAAGTAAAAGAAGAAAGTAAGTATTCTTTCGAGCAGTTTTGGTTGATGTATGACAAGAAGGTTGACAAGAAACAAACCCTTACTGTTTGGAATAAACTATCTGCTGAGGACCGTACACTCGCAGTAGAAGGCATGGGGAACCATAAGAATGGGCGCGAACGCAAGTATTGGAAGGATCCTGTTCGCTATCTTCGCGACAGGAGGTGGGAAGACGAGACAACAACAACGAATGTAAAACAAACAAACTATAGCTATGACCCCAATGACGCAAGGAATAAATGGTAAGGTATCCATCTACAAAGACTTCAACGACCTGCAAGGACACCAAATTAGTGTGCTGGGCGCACTTGAACGAATTTGGACTGGAAAATCAAAGGCACTTGTTGAGAAGGCGAGGGAAGCCAAGACCAAGAAAGAGGCGGATGAATTAAAAAAGAAACTCCCTGCTGTCTGTTTTAGCGGTACGTTTTCCAAGAGAAAGGACTCAGAACTGCTCGAACACTCAGGATATGTCGTTTTGGACTTCGATAACGTGTCAGATATAGCCCAAAAACGAAGCGAATTGTGTTCTATAGGGTACATTACCGCAGTTTGGGTTTCACCCTCAGGAAAGGGCTTAAAAGCGCTCGTCCAAATTGAATGGAAAACCATGCATAAAGAGCATTTTGATGCCTTAATGAATGATATGCCGGACATTGATAAGACAGGACGTAACGTTTCCCGACTATGTTTTGAGTCGTATGATCCCGACCTCTATTACAATCCAAACGCTGAAACTTACAAAAAATTACCTGTAAAGAAGGCTGATAGGAGGTTGCCTCAACAGACAACCACCGAAACAATTAACGACGACGACAAGATATTCCAAAACCTTCTTACGTGGATGACATCTAAGGGAGACGCGTTCCGCGAGGGGGAGAGGAACCACTTCGTGTTCAAGTTAGCTGCTAGCTGCTGTAGGTTTGGAATGATGGAGGATACGTGCTACAACCTTATGATGACGCACGTAACTCCCGACTCTAGCTTCAGTCAGAAGGAGTGTCGTCAAGCTATCCGTAGTGCGTATCGCGCCAATATGAATCAATGGAACACTGCTGAGTTTACCAAGGACCAACTGGTTACAAAGAGTAACCACACGGAGGTCAAGATTGAACTCACCGAGCAGGACCTCGAAGAGATAAGCAAGGAAGATGTTATCTACGCCGAGGAGGTGTTTGAGCAAGCGTCCGACATATACCACAAGGGTTATCAGGCAGCCATGCCCCTTGGAGTGCCGTTGCTCGACAAGCACTTCAAAAGAGTTAAAGGCGAATTAACAATTGTTTCCGGAATAGGAAACTATGGCAAGTCCTCGTTCATGAAGTGGGAGATGATATTCCGCATGGTAAAGTTTGGGGAGAAGGTTGCCATCTTTACTCCTGAAGAGTTACCAGCGGAGCAGTTCTACCATGACCTTGTTGAGATTTATTTTGGGAAGGATTGTACCCCGAACAATTACCACAGGCCAAGTTACGATGCGTACAAGAAGGTGTACGAGATGATTGGACAGCACATCTTCATGGTGTACCCCAAGAACGTAAGCCCGACTCCTGATTACGTAAAAGAAGTGTTCCTCAGCATGATCATCAAGCACGGAGTGGACCGCGTGGTAATCGACCCGTTCAACCAAATGGCAAACGACTACAGCAAAGGGGGTGGACGAAGCGACAAGTACCTTGAGACGTTCCTTTCGGACTGCACAAGGTTTGCGAGGAAGAACAACGTCTACTTTGACATTGTGGTTCACCCACACAAGATGAGAAAGGGTGACGACGGAAACTATCCATGCCCTGAAGTGTTTGACCTAGCCGATGGAGCAATGTGGAACAACAAGGCCGACAACATTATTATCTACCACCGTCCGCTTGCCCAAACGTCCCCGGAAAGTCCTCTCTGTGAGTTTCACTCCAAGAAGATTCGTAGACAAAAGATTGTCGGAATCAAGGGATTCTTTGACTTTGAACTTGTTAGATCTACCCGAAGGTTTACGTTTGATAACATTGACTACCTTCAACAGGCCATCGACGGTAAATACGTACAGTCTGAAATTAAACAGCCAACCGCAATAAAGCCAAACAGGAGTTGGGCGGATTCGAAAGAGATAAAAGAATGGGAAGAGGAGACTGGGCACCCGAATGGACACAGAGAGGCGTGGGAATAAAATTTAACAGTTTTTTTCTTGCACAAAAGAAACATATATGCTACATTTGCGAAATATAACCAATTAATATTAATCAAAAAGTTATGGGATTAAATCAAGGTGGTTCATCAAACCGTACTTACCTCAGCATATCTGGCGGTAAGATTGCCAAACGCGTTCCTGAAGGGACAGCTGGCTCAATTAAGTGTAACAGAAAGGACGGCACTAAGGTGTGGTATGAGCAGCGATTCTCTTCGCTTTCGGGCTACATCGTAGATGTATTCAAGCGAGTATCTGAACAGGGATATGGGGATCAGCTCTGTATTGTTCTGAAGGACGGGGGCGAAGAGTACCAAATCCAGATGCCGTGGTCGTCACGCTACTCATCAGGCTTCTTTTTGTGTATGCCAAACATCGACGCAGGAAAAGAGATTACTCTCTCCCCTTGGTCTAAAGAAATTGACGGAAAGACTAAGACAATGCTTTATCTTCGTCATGGACAAGAGGACATCAAATGGGGCTGGACCAAGGACAACCCAGGCAATATGCCTGAAATGAAACAGATCAAGGTGAAGGGGCAAGTTGTTTGGGACGACTCAGAGCGCCAAGAGTTCTTTGAAAAGCACCTCAACGACATTTTCATGCCACAGGTCAAGGCGGTAAGTTCTGTTAAGAAGCTCGATTCATATTCAGCGCCTGCAACAGAAGACCCAGGAGACGATTTGCCATTCTAACTTTAACCAAGAGTCGTGGCGGGGGATAAACGCAAGCAAACCCGCCACGGCTTAAATAAAACAAACATGAGATACACATTCAAAGATTTAGTAAATATGGTTCCCGACAGTCGCCGGGCCGAGTTCACCAAAGTATACGAATACCTCCACAAGGTTGACGACCCACAAGAAAACGAACTGCTAGAAAAGGTGAGCAGACACTTTAATGTCCCAACTAGCGACATCAAAAGCGACAAGCGAATTAAAGAGGTTGTCCTTGCCCGTCAGATGTACATGACTACCGTAAAGGTTTGTACAACCAAGACACTGGCCGAAGTTGCCCGTCTTGCCCACAAGGACCACGCTACTGTTTGTCACGCACTGAAGACACTTCGAACAGACTACGACTACAACCCAGCCCGTAGGAACAAAATTCGTCACTTTATTGCTGACCTGAATGAATCACAGCAGGAGCTGTTGTTGGACTTCTTCAATGAAAAGAATCCCGACATTCTTGTTGCCTACAGGGTAAATCCGGACCGAGTAACAACGCCATCAGACGATTTAATTTAGCACACATGGGAATAATAGAAATCAAAGACGCCAAGCGCACAATAAACGGCAAGAAAATGAACGCCTTCCGCGTGAGAACCATCGGGGACAACAATGAGATCCTTCAGACATCCGAAGTTTTAAACACCACAGAGGCCGTAAAGGTTCACATAAGGGCCATGGCTAATGCCTGGAGCAGCGACGGAGATTGCGAGGTCATTGACTGCACCTACCGGGGTAAGTTTGAGGGAAAGACCATTAGCTTAGAAAAATTTGATAGGCTAAAGATCCAAACTATTTGATGGACATCATCGAGGGGCAGACATACGAACGGTACGCCTGGGATGAAAATGGCGATGAAAAATATGTTTATATTTGTGTGCCAATAACTTTATTATTAATAACAAGCGGAAATAAATCTCAAACTCATTTTATACTTTGGAACTAAAGAAATCATTTATCGGACATATGTTGGAAATGCCCAACATCACACTCACGGCCTTTCTGTTTGCGTTTTCAATTGCATTTGCACTTTCTATTGTGCAAAACAACTACTCAAGTGCTGTTGCTTGTTTCTTGTTGGTTGCAACTGTTCTTCCACTTAAATACTACTCGTGGAAGAGGAGCCTAAAGGAAAATAAAAAGCAGAAAGTCATCGTAATCAAAAGAAAATGAGCAAGCTAAAAAGTTTGTTGATACATTTGCTGAGTTGCGTTGTAATGGCGCAAGTTCAGTTTGTTTTATTCATTTCGTTTGTGTGAACCGCCTCTAAAAAGGGGCGGTTTTTTTCGGTGGTGGTGATTATATTTGCAACATATCAACCAAATGAAAAATAACGTACAAAATTATCGTAACATCTTAAACGATAAAAGTAACATTAGCCAGGCTAAGAAAATTGAAAACGAATGGAATAATTCAAACTCTAGCTCCAGCCTTAAATCTTTCACCAGGCAGTTTATGGCGTGGAAGAAGTATAATCAAAATGAGCCGGTAAAAAAGACACGAATAAAGCCACAAGCAATTATAAACGCCTTCGAGGATATCATTAATGAGCTGATACCCGACAGTAATCCACTAGGATTGCCTGATTCAAAAGAAAAAGAGTATAAGCACTATAAATTACCCGTAAATCACAATGATATCCTATTTCTCACCGACATTCACGTACCATTTCACAACATTGCTGCCCTCACAGCTGCTCTCAGGTACGGTCTTGAAAATGAGGTCAACACAATCTACATTAACGGGGACCTCATCGATTTCTACGCGATCAGCCGCTTCCAAAAAGACCCGCGCAAGCGCGACCTCGCGTCGGAAATCTACATGGCAAGAGACTTCCTCTACACCCTGCGAAAGCTGTTCCCTACTCAAGCAATATACTTCAAGGCAGGAAACCACGACATCCGCTGGGACCACTACCTAATCAACAACGCTTCAGATTTGGTTGGGATTGAGGAGTTTTCGCTTGAATCCATCTTGCACCTCAAGCAATTAAATATCACGTTTATCCCAGACAAGCAGCTTGTTGGGATGGGGAGGTTGATTGCGTTGCACGGACACGAGTTTGGGTCGAGTATGTTCAGCCCGGTAAACATCGCCCGTGGACTTTATCTCAGGGCGAAGGACAACGCCATCTGCGGACACCACCACCAAACGTCAGAACATACTGAGCCAAACATCAACGGGAAGGTGACAACCTGTTGGTCGGTCGCTTGCCTGTGTGAGCTTCATCCTGACTATATGCCAATCAATAAATTCACCCACGGATTTGCGCACGTGAAAGTGTTTGATAATGAGGAGTTTGAGGTGAATAACTACCGAATTGTTAACGGGAAGATCAAATAGTCTCTCGTAATATTTTTATGCACTTTTTTGTTACACGGGGTGTTCTTTTTTTTCCGTATTTTGTTATATGGGAGATCTGGTCGTAAAAGAGAGAAACTTGGGCAGGGAAAAGGCGCGTGGCCTTTACCATGAGCATGGCTTGATTGAAATCGACCCAAGGCTCCCGGCAAAAGAGTACCTAGAGGTCCTTGTTCACGAGTATCTTCACCACGAGTTCAAACATTGGGATGAGAGCTTTGTTGAAGAATATGGGGTAAAAATATCGGACTTTCTATGGCAGATGGGCTATCGAAAAGTAAATTTGGAGTAATATGTTTAGAGTCATACTTCCGATTGTGGTGGACACCGACGAGAAAAAGATCGCGGACCTGGTTGGCGCTACACCGGAAAAGTATGAATGCGAGCCTGCAATCTTTTACAAGATAGACAACGTGAGGCCGTATCAGAACTATAAGAACCTGTGTATGGTCAGCTCTGGAGGGGATGACTTTATCGTGGGACTTTCCATGGAAGAGGTGGACGACATGATCATGAGCGACGTGAGTTTCCTGTTTGGCGCAAATTAATGTTAAAAAACTTGCGTAAGTAACATACGTGTTATATATTTGCCACCAAAATAAACGAAATGACTGACTTAGAAAGAAAAAAACGACTGATTGTAACCGCCCTGGGCGCACAACAGATTTACGCGCAGTGTCACGACGAGTGTGTTGAGATGAAGTTCTTCAGACACGACATGAAGATGCACTCTAAAAACTTAATTCAGAAGCTAGAACGCGAACTTATGCCTATTTTTGGCGTCCTTGGCAGCGTGGACGGCGGAGATGCGTACTTGAGTGCTGTAGAGTCGATGGAGTCGACATTACAGAACCTTGCAACACTTCCTGTTGAATACTGGGCCTTAGTAAGTAAAGGAATTACTGACATAAAAAGACAAATCGATGAGAAAAACCAAGCAGGGTCTGACGGAGTACCTAGTGGAACAGCTTCAGACAGCGAGTCCGGAACAGGCGAGGGAGTTGATGGAGATAATATCGAAGAACTTGCCGACGCTACGCAACATGAGGAAGGAGGAGATAGACAGGGTTCTGAAGAGTTGCCAGGATGATCTTCGCAAACAGGCCGATACCGGTGACAACCCCGTTGGGTGACGGCTACATCCTCTATATTACCCCAAACGGTTTTCTAGAGAACGACGAGATAACGGTCGTGCTGTGCAACGGCGGCGAAATCAAGCACTTCTCTAGCGACCAAGTGCGTGTGTGGAAAAACTCAACCTACGGGATACATGAATAACTACGTAATAACGGTGTGGGACGGCGATAAGATCGTCCACAACGCCAAGGCTAGGGCCAAGAGTCCAGAGTCAGCCAAAACAAAAGCATTAGGGGACTGCTTTAAGATGGACAAACTAATGGGAACCGAACACAAATGGTTAAACTATCGATGGGACATACAAGCGACAATAAGCCGATAAAGTACGCCTCTGACTTACTTAACGAGGTAATCGTAGACATGATTATGCGTGAAAAGAAGGGTTTTTCTCAGTATAATCACACAATGGACCGCACGGACTTAACCAAAGATGAGTGGATCCAGCACGCATACGAGGAGGCGCTTGACCTTGCGCTGTATCTTAAGAAAATGATGAAAATGTAAATTAAACAAATATGAATCAAGCAGAATTAACACCGGTAGAACGTCCAGGAAACCACTATTTCCTGCAAGAGTACAAAATTGAAATTGAGTTTTGTTCACGCGGATGTGTAGTCCGAGTGGGATGCAAGTCAATCCCATTTGAAAACGTTGAAGAGGCGATGAATAAAATCAACGAGTATGTCAAAAATCCATACGAAATGCAGCAATATTGGAGAGAACTTCTTGACCCGCCTCATAAGAGCGAGCTTACAAAGACTGAGCGGTAAAACATAGGGTGTTGTTACCCTTGCTTACGAGCTAAAATAAAAACAAACGTGTTGTTCCATTGAGAAAGGAATTATTAACCCAAGAGAGGGAAGGTTATGCTCTACAACACAGAGGACTTCTCATCCTCAAACATAACCAGATGGCGGAATTGGTAGACGCCCTTAGGACAGTTAACGGAGAGTGGGAGAGCAACTCGCGACAATGCCCCCAATACAGGTTCAAATCCTGTTCTGGTTGCCAAGTTAACCCACTAAGACAAGAAACGGGTGACGGCTCGGAAAGACGAGCAACATAGTCAGGTGGCGGAATGGTAGACGCGCTGCGCCCACAAGGTTAAGAGATACACGTTCGAATCGTGTCCTGGCTACTAAAACAAACGAAATGAAAAAGAAAACACAGTACACAATCTTTGCCTACGAGCCAGGCACGGAAGTCTACGCCATCTCGCTATGGCATGAGAACGGCAAGCCAACCGACCACCTCGCTATCTACAAGGCAAAAGTCGCCTCGTGGACTTTTGATGCGGATGAGAAAGACGTACTCTACTACCTCGAAAGCCCCGACGGGAAGTGGTGGAGCGACAGCATTAAGGGAGAGTATGTCTCAGAGAGCTTTGATCATCTTGTTGAATACGCTAAAGAGATTTGGAAAAATGGCGAAGAAATATAACCTGAAAGAGGACCTTGAACGTCTGGTCCCATATTTAGTTTTAATCGGAACTGGAGTTGCAATATTTTATCTTATTGATTTATGTGCAAGTCTGATGTAAGAAAGGCCATGAGAAAGATCCGATGGGAACTCAATAAACCACACTGGTATACAATGCTGGTTTACTACGTAATTCTAACAATCCTATATTTTATTTTAGTATGGAAACTTATATTATCCTCGCACTAATTGTCATCGCCCTTTATTCTGGGGTATACGCCATAGTCCGAATAATAGAAAAAACCGACCATTTCTGATCGGCTTTAGTCGTAACTACAACGGACCCTGCACGAGACCGTGTTTCTATAGTTCTACTTCATCCTCAGGAGCCTCTTCCGGGCCAAATGCTGATGATATCTTGTCAACAAGCGTAACGGTAAAGAACGTCTTCACGCCGTCAATGACCCCGTTTATCTTCTCCATAATTCGGCTGTGGCTCTCCTTTATCTCATGATCCAAAACAATCGAGTCTACGACGAGGTAAATTATAATTAACCCCAAAATGACTGCGGCGACTATTAGTATCATTTCTTATCTTTCTTTGGACCCATGAACAAGCCAAGGACAAACCTGAAGAACGAAACCCCAGCACCAAGGTAAGCAAACAGCTTGGCAAGCTCAAGGATGATCGCAGGAACGTGCATGGAGTTGATGTCGATCCCCTCAAACATGGTTGCCATCATCAAAAAACCTGTGGACTTCAGTAGCGCCGTCCCCGACTGTGCTAGATCTACGTCTGTATAAAAGTTAAAGTTGATCATAGCCTCAGCAGTCCCATTTTCTTAGTGCCAATGCCTTCCTTGTCGGCTTTCCGTTAGGCTTCTTCATCGGCCCAGGCATTCCGCTCATCCTAGCGCAAAAAGACTTGCGTCGAGCTGCTGCCTTTGGAGACTTCTTTGCCTGCTCAGAAGACACCGGTGGCTTCAACGTACCCCCGGTTTCGCGTTTGTACGAGGCTCGACCCTTGGCATTCAGTCCGCCTTCGGGATTCTTGCCTTCTTTACGTTGCCATGCTGGAGACTTTGCCATTATTTTCTTTTTGGTTTCATGATGTTTACCGCGTTGAGAGAATCACGCGTTGCTTGGGCCTTTAATTTTTTTGCTGCTCCCATATTCCCTCTCTTTTCTTGCTCAGACGCCAAAAACTTTTTGTTTTGAGATTCTTGCATACGAATTTTAGCGTCTAGTTTTGAAATCTCAGAAACTCTACTTGGGGTGTTGGATCTTGAACCAGCAGGAATACCTTTCGGCAAAAACTGTGAACCTCCTTTTGGTTTAGAAGTAGTCATCTTGTATGGACCAACCGGGCTTGGTGTTTTCTTTTTAGGTGGGCTTGTTTTCTTTGCCATTTATTTTTTCTTTTTAGCTGTTTTCTTAGACTGTTCAAACGCCTTCGCTGTTGGGGCACCAGGGGTTCCTGGCTTCCTCATCTTCTCGCCTGACCCAGCAGCAATGCGCTTTCTCTTTGCTGCAATATTAGCGTATAATCCTGCTTTTGCCATTATTTTTTACGTTTTGGTGGGTTAGACGGCTTTAATTTAGGCTGCTGCTTTGCCTGTTGTTTGGCCTCAGCCTTCTTGGACATAGCGATACCACGATCAATTCGTTTTTCACTACGCTTATCGACACCAGGACGATTCATCTCACGCTCAGTTTTTTGCTTGTACTGCCAGCTGCGCCCACGAGAAACCAACTTCGTTCCCGCCCTTTCTTCCTTAGGAACAGATTTAAATCCTTCAAGCTCTTTGTACGTAGTCGGATGATTCTTGGGCTTCAAAAACCTTTCACTCTTGGGGGCAACAGACCCTGCGTGGTAATATGATTTTCCCTCCTCAGGGTGATAAACCTTTTCAAACATAGGATCATTACGATTCATAGCCTCGTTGAAATCCTTTGGCCTACCACTCTCTTTCCAGTTGCGCTTCATATTGTATTTGCGCTCCGGTGTGTTAGCCAGATTGGGTGGAAGAGACTTCTTGAACTCCTTGTATTTGGGTTTAGGTTTATTCATCCCTGTCCTCTTGTTGGTTTTACATTTTTATCCTTCGGGGACCTGCGCTTTATCGCCTTCCCATCCTTTCTCTTACCAAAGGTCGTCTTAACCGATGTACCTAACGACTTTGCCATTACTTCTTAGCCTTAACCTTCTTCAACATAGGGTTGGCCTTCTTCGCGGCAGGACTAGCCTTACGAGCAGCAGAAGCCAAGATAGCCCCCGCACGTTCCTTACTAATTCCCTGCTTTTTCGCAATCTTACTCTGTACAGACTTGAAGCCTGGGTGTGATTTTGATTTCATATTTCTTACTTTTTACAGTTACACTCGTGTTCGTCCTTCTCAGACTCCTCAAGAATCTTAGCCTCCAACTCCTCCTGGGCCTTCCTCGCCTTGTTCTTGACGATTTGATTGGCAGGAGAATACCTTCCAAACATATTATCCCTAAAGTCCTGTGATGCGTACTTCATTACCCCTTCTTCGTTAAACGACCAACCTGGCCTGGCTTAGCGTTACTCTTCTTGTCAGCTAAGTATTTAGCCTTGTCCATCTTGTTTCTAGCACGACTCTCTTGACGAGCGGCCTTACCATACAACTGTTCAGCCTTAGCCATCGCGAGATCACGACCGCCCTTAGACAAAACCTTGCTATCCTCCGCCGACTTACGTGTAGCCTCAGCTTTAGACCAAGTCTTCTGAGCCTTTCCCAGCGTCTTTATCGCTCTTTTTTCAACGCGTCCTGCGCGTCCGCTTGATGGTGTATTCATTTATTTATCAGAATTTTGATTTCTCTATATCAAACATAGTGGTTCTTTGAGACGCCTTCCTTCGGTTCTCCTCAAACTCCTTCGCCCTCTTATCCGCCTCCTTCTTGCTAAGAACCTTTGACTTCTCCCCCTTCGGACCGGATGAATCCTTCTGCTTATACCTGCTAGAACCAGCATCCGATCCACCACCACCAGACTCATACGCCGCGCAGCCATGTTCGCTGCAACTCATGCTAACCTCCTGGTCCTTCTTCTTTTTCTTCTTCAAGAACTGACTCACGTAGCTTGCACCAAACATATTATCCGAATAGTCTTTCGACGCGTCCATGGCCATTATTTTTTACAAATATATGCAAGATCGTCATTTATACAAAGTTTATCGAAAATCTATAAACTCAGAACGGTTGGGGAATTTATAAACTCACTTTGGTTGGGTTTAACATTCCATAAACTCAGAATGGTTGGGGTCCCTCCCCCCACAGCCTCTGCCCTGTCCCCTTCCCGAAGTCGATTTGGCAAAAGGGGTGGGGTTGATTATCAGTCAGTTACGTTCATTGTGCCGCCAATATATGACTCATTGACTATCAGTAAGATAGATATCGTGGAACATAGCAGTGCAAGCGTGGAACAATGCGGGCTGTAGCGTTGTGTAATACTACAACCTGATGACGAGTTGTATTGCCGCACAACCTGCCTGCTATCTTGCACAGCTAACAGCGCGACGACCTGCGCCCCGATATCCTGCGCCCCGATATCCTGCCGACCTGCCGCCATGAACAGCCCTGCCCACTGCGCGGGTAAACTTGTCTCCGCCCCGTGGAGAAAGTAGACTAACCTACTGATAATCAACCACTTTGCATTAAAGCACCAACGTGTTAGTTTTAAGCACGTTATATCCTGCTCATTCATGCACCCCATGCCGCCCAAACAACCCGCTCGCAATAGTCATCCAACGCCACAGAAACTGCCTGAAACCCGCGCCAATACTGCGATGCAAGCAATGCTTGTGCTTTTTGGTTGGGGTAACCTCAGTTGTGGTTGGCCTAATGTGCGAGCGCGCATGAGTGCTGTTATTGCTCTTTGCTTGTCTCTCTCTTGTCTGTGTATTACCTAGGAGGATTCGCTGTGGATTTGCCCGCGCATGACCTGCCTGATTGCCTGCTGTTGGCTTGCTTGTTTTACCCTATCTGATATCCTGTGAACTGCGTTTCCGAGAAGTTATGCCATTTAATAACAAATTCCTTCAATCCCGCGCTGTGCTTGCGTTTCAGAGCGTTTGCTGTGTGTTTGGCCTTTTGGCCTGTTTCCTACCCTCTACAACAGCTAGCGACCATACCTAAAACGCCCATTTTTGACTTTCTCCCGCCGGCCTGTATCTCAATACTGACGCTGCTTTTAGCACTATTGCTTACAAAGATAGTCAATGTTTACGCGGCTTCCAAGAAAAATGCAACTTTTTTAAAAAAAATTTTCGCTCTACAACCCGCGTCATTCCTCAAAAACTGAAAATAATTTAAAAAAAAGTTGCAATCTACTTTTAGTCTGATTTGGCGCGGGTTTCAGAAGGTCGCATTTTTGAATGCCCTGTAAACACAGGTGTTTTAAAAGGTTTTTAAAATTTGCATTGAAACAATCACTTGCCCATATCTTTGCGCCGTTCAACGGAACAACGGAGTGCTCAAATCACCCGTAGCGAGTAGTAGCCCGTGAGGCCTGTGAAAGTTGAAAGATAGCTAGCAGTTTTGATTCCCTTACTGCGACAATCAAAAAAGGGTAAGCGCGAAGGCGACGACGCGACGGGAGCAAGCCCGCAAATAGCCGACAACATTCGGCAACCAGTTAGTAGCAAGGTTAGGAGCTACGGGTAAAACTTGCCAGAGCCGTGCAAATAGCATGGGAGTAACAAACGGAGTACCGCTATGGCCCGAAAAAAAGCGCAACAGCGCAATACAAGTCCCGCAGTAATGTGGGGAGCAGTTAACACTAACAACGTGACTGCTCGCAAAGGCAAACGTGCCGCAAATTAAACAACTATAGCAACGACGCAAGGCGCGGCAATATTGGATGACTGAGGTCGCCAATATCGCACGGGGTTCGAGTCCCCGCGTTGTTCTAATCTTTAATACATACAGCAATGTTAAACTACACAAAACTCATGGCTCTTGAGCCAACCAAGTACGGCGAAATGATTAACGATGCAGGTCAACTCATCGAGTTCTACGAGCATCCGACACGAGGTGACGAACACCCAGTCATCGCAGTGTGCCATGAAATGAAATTGGCCGCGACTACTGACTTCTACGAACTAGACGACATGATTGCCGACCATGGTGAATATCAGCCATGGTTCAACGACGGGCAGTTATTCCACGGCATTTAAACAGGCATGGTGCAAGAGCGGGTTCGATTCCCGCTCCTGTTTCTAAATTTCAATATCATATGAACCTCAACACTTTTGTCGAGTCCCTCGTTGCGGGCAACGGGGCTACTTACCACCTTACTCACGACGTACCAACCACAGGCGCATTTGCGTCGGTTTATGGACGCGAGTACATTGCTGACCTTCCCGTCTCATTTATTCGCTACAAGCGGCATTTGCAGGCTGAAATGATTGCACAGCACGTTCGTGACTTCATTGCAACCAACGGCCTTATGCTAGAGCAGGATGACAACTACATTGGCGGTTGGTGGGAAGGCGGAAAGCTAGTGCTAGACGTTAGCCGTTACTTCGATACTATCGAGGAGGCCGCTGAATTCGGCATTCACAACCGCCAACGTGCTATCTACTCAGTCGACCTCGATAAGGTCATCGACCTTCCTGAGCCACAGGATGCTGGCACTGAGACTCAACGAGCAACCTATGCACGTCTCACGGCGCAAGCCATCGCAAATCACGCGGTTTATTCAATCATCTAAACAGGCATGGTGCAAGGGCGGGTTCGACTCCTGCCCCTGTTTCTAAATCATAACACAACATGGAAACAACAGAAAGATTTGCGCGGATATGCTCCGCCACAAACGAGGGTATGAATGAGGGATACCTATTCGAAGAGAGCCTCATGTACTTCATTGACGAGGAGGACGCTGAACGCTACGCTATCGAGATTGGCTATGCCGACCTCGACGAGGCATACGACGACGACGCCTACTGCTATACTGAGTGGGACTATGAAGACGAGGGCGAGTGGTATGAGAAGCACGACGGCCAATGGTATGAATGCACAAACGAAAGCAAAATATTAATCAATAACAACTAATCAATATGATACACAACGAGCATCTTCAAAAAGCGGACGAGTTATACGAGGTTCGCCACGACAACAACGGCAACGCTATACACGTCTATATCAAGGACGGCGAGGCCATCATCTTCCCTTCGCTTCACGACTTCGTGATGCGAATCTATTACGGACAAGAGGTCGAGCGATTCTACCTCGAAGAGGAAACGTTATGCGATATGTACACGGAGAACGCATACGACTACTACACATTGAAATCTAAATACGGAGAACAATGAAAAAAGCAATCATCTTTATAGCTATACTCACAGCGGGGCTGTGGGTTGGCTCTTCCCTCGACAAGGAAGTCCTGCTGTACGAATGTGTACAGCAGACTGAAGGCACGGACGCTGACTGCGAAGAGTGCTTCTATAAAGTATACGGACACCATTCAAACAATTAAAACTCAATAACAATGACAACACAGAACTTTATCGATGCGCTCAGCCGCATCAACTTCACCCACATCCACGAGTCAGCCGACTACAACGGTATACGCTCCGACGACGGCTTCGAGTTAACGTACAGCGTAAGGCTAGCGACATTCACCAAAGACCTGCCGCTGCAAATGGTGCTGCAACTTCGGTACAACGACTCACACGTTATGAGTTTCGGTGCAGAGACCGAGGCCGACAATAAGCTACTAGTCGATTGGTATGTAGAAGCCCGCGAACGTGCTAGACGTGCTGAGACAACAGCGCAGAAAGATGTCGTAAGAGTAGGGTACAGCAAGTTCATGGACTACGTCGAGTCCGTGTACGAGAAGGTAGACTGATGAGGCTTCAGTAGCCGAAACCATGGGGCTTGTCCCTGTGGTCTTTACCAATAAAAATACAGTAACATGACAACAGCAAAACTCACAGCGGAAGCCATCGAGATGTTGGTAGGCCGCACCATCTACAGCGCAGGTGAAAATTGGATTAAGCTAGACAACGGCCTAGTAATCTACCTTGACGAAAGCGAAATCGACAACCTTAATTCATAACAACAATGTACAAGAACGACCCCCGCGTGATACACGCAAAATTCAACTGCATCTGCGCTGAGAGCGGTGCAGTAATCAAGAAAGGCGCTGAGTGCATCTACTATCCACTAAGCCGACAAGTATTCAGTATGAATACTAAACAAGCCGTGGAATACTTCGAATACAAACAAGACCTTGCAATGGGTTATAACTATTAAAACAATAACAAAATGAAAACACTATTTTTTCTAGCAATGCTTGCCGCACAGCAAATTACTGCTGAAATTAAATTCCGCGAAATGCAGGACGATGGCTCTGTAGTATACGAGGGCGAGGACGTCGATACAGGCCGCGCAATGTTCACCCTGTTCACTCCTGAAGGAGGGAAGATTGAATATGCATACCGCGAGGAAATAATCAACTACATCAATACGAACCAATTTCAATACAACGATTTCCAATGAGCAACAAGGTAGAAACATGGTCTCTATGGGAAGAGAGCATGGTACACACGAGCGGCCTCGATAAAGCCACCGCACAAGAGATGCTAGAAAGATACAGAAGCACATACCCTGATATCTTATTCTTCATCGCACCGACAACTTCAACCGAACCTCATCATTAATAACAACTCAAATGGTAAACACAACAACTCAACGACTCAAGGCCATGAGCATTAACACGCTCGAAGAACGGCTTGCCGCACTATCAACTATCCTCGGAATGTTGACAAACGATTACAGACACGCATTCGACTCTCAGGAAGATATCTGCCTCATGGTGCATGAGCAAATCGACGAGGTCGTTAACGAATTAGATTCAAGAGAACAATAGAAACCAACATGGCTATGGAGCAAGCGGGGGTTCGATTCCCCCGCCATGTTCTCCTGCATCGCAGGGCTCGTAATGCAACGAGAGGGGAGGAGCGGCAACGGCTCGCACTCCCCTTACCTATGAAACAACTTAAATCACAATACAATGACAATTTCAGTAACAACAGGAAGCTACGGCTTCGGACACGATTGGACACTCAACGCCTACGGCAAAAACTTCTACCTCGGACAGGATGTTAAATTCTGCCATCGAGTACTAGGTATGCAACCTAGAGACATCATTCATGCGGCAGGATTGAACCTTCCGTGCGACCTCAGATTGGAAAGCAATAGGAAGGCAATAGCCCGCACCATTTGCCGCGAGCTAGGCATCACCCGCTCCAATATCAAATCAATCGAACCTTGGGGCTTATGTGCTCAATAGTTAGTTAACATTTGTTGGCATTTCAAATTTAAACTTCAATATACTTTTGAACCCTATAAATAACTATTCAAATGAATTATCACGAAATCAGAAGACGGCTCCTGTTCATTATTGATGACGCGAGCAGACTCCTCAGCCACCTAGAGCAGGGAGGGGACATGAATGAATTCACGGGCTTTGCCGACGACGGGTACACTCACCTGCACAACATCCAAATCGCGGCTGACCTCAAAGACACAGAGTCTCGCGCATGGAAGGATATACACTCCATGGACGGCGAAATGATGGAGCTAATCATCGGAGCATTCAACATGAAAGAACAAATGCTCAAACGATTGCAGTCCGACAAGGATGGCCTAAAGGCATTCAACGAAAAAGTATATCAACTCAAAAATCAATAACCAATGCTTGATTCAAGATTCCACAACACTAGCTTCGGTTCCTTCATGAAGGGACTGGCCAAAGACGCTCCACACTCAAAGGTAATCCTTCGGGTGGTGGAGGATGACGAGGACGGATTCGTTTCCGTGTACGCATACAATCAATTCGGAGACTACCTCAATGCTTTCTCCTACATGGACAGGTTCGAGGTAGATGACGACAGCAACGAGGCAATAGACGAGTATCAACTAGACATCGAATTAACAAAGTAAAACAATAATACATATGAACATTGAAGGCTACGACGCATGGAAGTTGTCCAATCCTTGGGATGATGGACACTACAAAGAAGATGAGACGCCACAAATCGAGGAGTCCATTTACTACAAACACGTTTCTGATTACAAGAGACAGCCCGCCTACGGGATGATAACAACCTCAGGTCACGATATCAAGATTTGGAATTGGTTCGGAATCCATACCATCAACATTGACCCGATAGGCACAGACATGAAGGACGTGGACGCCGAAATAGAAAGAGTCAAGGCCAACTACGATGGCTTTGAGTTCATAACAAGGGAGGAATTCCTTGAGGCGTTCAACGCGGCACAGGAACGAATCAATAAACTAGTGAGCCATGAAACGAGGTATTGATTACATAGCATTCAGATTCATGATGTGGCTCTTAAAAGATATTGACAAATGATAATAGACTACCGAGCAGGCGACGACATCGTCTGCATCAAAGACCACTCACAAGGAATCGTCAAAAAAGGAGAGGTATACACCGCGCACAAGTTGCAACGCAATTCGTGCGGGTGCCTCTTCTACGTTGACGTTGGAATTAAAAGTGACAGGCCGTTCACAAAGTGTCCCGCCTGTGGAATGAACGACGAGAAGACCGACGATATATGGTGGGTTGATGCTCGTTTATTCCGGAGACTACTCAGCAGATCCGAAGAGGCCGACCTCGCAGATGTGCTTGCAGAGGTGTTCGCGGAGGAGTTAATTAGTCTTAATTAATATGGAAATAGCTGATATCATGGACGTTTTACTATATTTGCAAACTACATGACAAGATTATTTAAAACCAAAGATGGGTATGAAGTTGTCAAACATTCGCGTGATGTTTATGCAATCGTAGGCAAGAACGTGAAGTATATAGGCAAGGTATCACCCAACTACAAATCGAGCGGGCGACTGCTCAAACAAATCCCCAACGAAATCAAATCAATCTTTTTTAACATTCAACGAGATGAAAAATAATTTAGAAAAAGTTAGTAAAATCGTCGAGCTATTTGGCGATAATGCATTCTACAAGATTAGCGTATATTCAGGATGCATAAACCTTTATGGGAAATTCGATACATCAATCGTACAACGATGTATGAAGGATGGATACCACACTAGGTTCGACGAGAACGGGTGTCCACAGCTCGATAAAGACAACGTCGTAATCACGCTAACACAATAACGCTGTGAACATGGAAAATCAAATCAAAGCCACGCATTGGGTTATATCGATAAACCCTGACCTGACTGGCAACATCGTCGCGTTCGGTACATATCCTGGCGCATGGAATTATTGGCGAAACATGAATCTGAAGCCCAACGGGATGATGTATATGCTCATCGAGAATCCTCGCGTGGCTGAGGAGTTCTGCAATGAACACAACTTACAATTTATAAATGAAATAACACAAGAACATGAATTGGAATCTCCAACAACTATGGAATGAATGCGTTTATTCCCAACAGCGTGAGCTTGAGCCACGCGACTACTGCTATGCATCAGAAATCGGTCAGCCCCTTGTTGACCGATACCTCAAGATGAAGGCGGTCAAACCTACCAACCCACCCAACATGAGAAGCCTCCGCAAGTTCGAGGCGGGCAACCTTGTCGAGTGGGTGGTTCGCTACGTCCTTGAACGTGCCGGCCTCATCAACAATACACAAGAACGTGTTATGGTCGAGTACCCGAATATGCTCAAGGTGTCGGGTCGATTGGACTTCTTAGCCGGAGGTCGCATCGACATCGAGCGTGCCAAGCAAGACATCACCTCGTCTCACCTTCCCGAATCCATCCAAGCATCCTCCCTTTACATAGCGGAGAAATTATATGAGAAGTTCGGTGACAAGGAACTAGAGAAGAAAGTGCTAGAGATTAAGTCTTGCTCGTCATTCGTTATGGACATGATGGAAAAGACCGAGAAACCCATCAAGCATCACAGACTTCAGCTCTTCCACTACATGAAAGGACTCGGCCTGAACGGAGAGTTAGTATACATCTGCAAGGATGACCTCCGAATGATGTGCTTTCAGTATGAGCCTACCGCTGACCTCGAACAGGAATACCTCGCTGACCTTGCGGCAATCAGCCACTACTACTCAGCAAGCACCCGCCCACCGCTTGAGAAACTAATCGTAGTCGAGGACGGCAAGTTCAAGAAAAACTTTGGCATCGAGTATTCAAACTACCTCAAGTTCCTGTACGACTTTGACGAGCCACGCGACTACTCCGACTCAGTGAAGTCACAAGTTGCCAAGTGGAGTCGAGTAGTTTCCCGATATGCCAAGGGTGATAACATCACCAAGAAGAATGAGGAGGTTCGTGCAGAGATTGAGGCTGCTGGATACAACTTCAATCAAATCGTAGAACAGGCCAAGAAGTTTGGTGTAACCGAAGAGGAGGAGGAAGCATGAAACATTTAGCATTCACAAGAGCCTGTATCAAGATGAAGGAGATGTCCGAGAAGTGCGACAAGGCATACAAGATGGGCATCGACCTCAACGAGTTCATGGACACCCAATACTATGTGACCACGCACCTATGGGAGGCTGTGCTAACTGAAAAGGGAATGGAGTGGTTCTGTTGGTTCATGTACGAAAGGTCTTACCTACACGAGTTAAGGGACGACATGAAGGCATGGGACGAACACAAGAACGAGATATGCAAGGATCTCGACGGCCTATACGAATACTTAGTAACAAACAATCATTTTAATACCCCAACAACATGACAATCGAAGTAAAACACCAAGTGCCGGTAACGGTCGAGACAACCTATGTAGAACTGCCATACTACTTTACAACGGACTATTACACACACGCAGAACAGGTCTTTGCAATTAGAGAAGACTTCAGCCTCACGACCGTCTACTTTAATGACGGCTATGTAAGCATGTCCGTCAAGATGCTCGGAAGTGAAGAAAAAGTATCTGAGTTCTTAGAGTCTCACTTTAAGAGCAACAAGGTTACACAGATAACTAAAGAACAATTCAAAGAAACATTAACCAAGTCATACAACGCAATATCTAAAGCACAATGAAAATCACCATCCAAAAGAACATCCCATTGGAGTCAACGCGGGAGACTAAAAGCAAATATCCATTCCATGAAATGGAGGTTGGAGACTCATTCTTTATCAAGTGCGATGAAGAAACAATGACAAGCAAGCGATCGACTGTCCTATCCTCATCCTTATACTACGGAAAGAACAACGGCAAGAAGTTTAAGTCACGCACATATCCTGATGGCTTCAGAATTTGGAGGATAAAATGAAACACAACGGAGTAATTACACCACAGGGGGCATTGCGAATCTACAATCGCCCCCTCTTCGAAGAGGAAGTCCGAGCCATGTCCCGCGACAAGGACTTGGCCGTGACCATCGAAGTCAAGATGAAGAAACGTGTACGCTCCGATGTGCAGAATGCATACTACTGGGGCGTAGTTGTGGCGATGATAGTGGAAAGGCTCAGGGAGCTTGGCCATGATGTTGACCGCGACCTAACGCATGAGTTCCTCAAGGGGAGGTTCCTCTACACAGAGCTGACCGACCCAACGTCCGGCGAGGTAATGAAGATACCACGCAAAACGTCGGAGCTTGCAACGGACGAGTTTATAGTTTATATCGAACAAGTCAAGCAGTTTGCCGCTGAGACGCTTGATATCTACATTCCCGACCCAAATGAGCAACTTGAGATAGGTTAAAACTTGGACTCATTCAAAAGAAAAGACAGAGAAAAGAAACAAGTCAAGAAGAAACCTAAAGAGAAGAAAAGAAAAAGCCTCCCCCCATGAAAAACAAACTACCCCGCCCCACAAAGGGGCGGCTGCCTGATCCAACATACTCGCGTATGAAGTTTGCCTCTTGCACCGACAGGGCTGATTCGGATGGTGGGGTGGGGTAAAAAAAAGCCCTCGTCTGGTAGTCCGAGGGCATTTTGGCATGAGAATTAGATTTCTCAATTCCCACATTGCACTGCTACCAGACACTGCAATGTGAGAACGCAACAAAAGTATGGCGACCGAAACACGGAAGTCAAAAGAAATAATTGCATAAAAACAACACATAAGTTATCTTTGTAAAATGAAACAACAAATCGAACAACTAAAAGAGTGGCACAGAGCCACGGAAATCGAAAGCCCAACAATTCCTACCGGGCTTGGTCAAACACGACACATACTTCGCTATGACCTGATGGCCGAAGAGAATGACGAGTATTTGCAGGCGTGGGAGATGGTTGACATAGCCGACGCGCTAGGGGATATGCTCTACATCCTCATTGGGACCATTGTAGAACATGGCCTTGCGGATAAGATAGAGGCTATCTTCGATGAGATACACCGCAGCAACATGACCAAGGTTGTGGACGGAAGGGTTTTCAGACGGGACGATGGGAAGATCCTCAAGCCGGAGGGATACGAAAAGCCAAACCTTAAACCAATATTGGAGGACGCGATATGAAAAGGCAGACGGCAGTAGAGTGGTTAGAAAGCGAATTAGATTTTTTATATCAATATATGACTGAAAGAAATAGAAGTCAATTATTTGACCAAGCCAAAGCAATGGAGAAGGAGCAGATGGAAAAGTGTTATGACCATGCTACATTAACCTATTTAGAAACGGGTCATGGAGATTTGTTTGAAGATTATTTTAATAAAACATACGGAGGTGACGAATGACTGAATCATTTACAACATCATTAGTTGATTGCGACATATGTACTTATAGTTGGGTAGCTGTTAGACCCATTGAAGCATTAGAACTTGAATGTCCTAATTGTCATTACATAATATTTATTGAAGGAGGTGACAAATGAAAAAGCAAACAGCAACAGAATGGTTATTTGCACACCTATTACCTTTTCTTCCATTTTCTGACCCAAAAGAAAGAGAGCATTTTAGAAAGTGTTTAGCGGAAGCTAAAGCAATGGAGAAGGAGCAGATTGAAAATGCGGTTTCAAATGCCATATCAAAAGCAGATATGGTTGATAATCGAGGGTATTTCAATTTCGATAAATGGTATAACGAAACATACGGAGGTGACGAGTAACATTTCGTATAACGTTTACAGATAAAAGCAGTTTAAAATAAAATTAGATATGAAAAACAAGATTAAAAAACAAGCAGAAAAGTTAGATATTAGCAGTAATAAATTGCTTTTATCTGGTGTTAGCGGTAGTGCTACTACTGGTTGCTTATCAACTGATGAAACTACGACAAGCACAACTATTTGGAAGGGTGGTTGGGTTAGTGATAATTTCTCGACTTATTATCTCGATGAGAATATGGTTAAGCATTACCGCTAACATAGGAATAAGCGAAACAAGTAAAACGAAACATACGGAGGGGACAAATGAAAACAGCACTACAACAATTTATAGAATGGGGAACCCAAATGATTGGTGACCACCCCGCAAAAACACTTAGTTTCTATGAAGCCATAGACAAAGCAGAGGAGTTACTTGAAGTGGAGAAGGAGCAGATGATGAAAACCTGGACAAAAGCCATAGACCAAACTCAGGAGAGGGCGTGGAATGTGGTAAGAGCCTATGACGATTTTGATGATTACTATAACGAGCAATACGGAGGTGACGAATGAGAATTACAACAAAAATAAAAAGCTCTTGGTTAGAATTAACCATTGAGGATAGAGATACTACGATTTGTTATGATGTTTGGAAAAATGAATTGGAGCAATTTAAGACGATGTTTCAAGATGCGATTGATGACATTGACTACATGATTGAAAAAACACAAAATACTGGAGGTAGCAAATGAAAACAGCAATGCAACAACTCCTTGAACAAATGAGAGAGGAAAGAAACAATCTGCCACTACCTATTGAATGGGATAGAGCGTATCAAGGTGTTGAAATGATGATTATGAACACTTATATGCGAATCGAACAGCAGCAGATTGAGTTATCCTGGGAGGAAGGCGCGGAATCGGAATATCAATACCATGTCAATTCAGAATACAGGAAAGATTCACAGACTTATTATAACGAAAATTATGGAGGTAACAATGTTTAACAACAATCAAATTCAAAAAGTAGAAATAGACCAAGAAAAGAAAAAACTTTACGTCTATTATGTTCAGGACAATTCTAATTTAATGTCTTATCCACCGCCACCGCCAAGTTATTACAGGGAAGTTTTTTCTTTTGATAATTTGGAATTTATTGAAAGGGAATACGCACAGGTGGAACGCGCATTTGAAAAAATAACATACGGAGGTGACAAATGAGCGATAAACCAACATTAGAAAAGTGTTCATTTACATTTGTTCAAGAGGGTAATTGTAATGGGACAACAAGTGAGTACGAAGAACTAACAATAGAGTGTGAGTCATCACTTGGAATTGACAATGATGGCGGGTGCTACTATGTATTAAAAACTGAAACAGGTTGGAGTATAGATAGCGTTGGTAACTTACAGGACTTGTTGGATAGGATCAACCGAGTAATTAAAGGAGGTGACGAATGAGAGTTTTATTTGGAACTATGGATACAAGGAGCAATAATGAAGATTTTGCTTTAACGCCCTATCTGTGTAGTGTTATTTCAAAAGGAGAAGTTATCAAAGTTTACGGCATTGGAATTTGCTGGGGTTACTTTTCTTTTTACATGGCACTTGGTTTTAACATTCCTAAAGAATACCCAACTTTCAGACACATTAAAAAAGAAGTACAATGACATCAATAACAATTTTTGTAGTCGGGGCAATGATAACTTATGCCCTCATTAGAATAGGAGTAGCACTTGATAATATAACTGATAAGCTATGACACCAAAACAATATGCAGAAGAATTAGTAGAGGACTACTACAGTACCATAATGTCATTTCTAAGTGACAATATGAGATGGGAAAATGCTAAGAAGGGTGCTTTGATAGCAGTAAAGCACATGAAAGGCATCTTTGATGGACTCCACAAACCTGAATACTGTGCCTTTGATGCCATTGGAGAACGCAAATTTACCTTTGAAGGTGAACACCCAGACCACATGACGGGGTATGATATGTTGGAGTATTTAGAACAAGTAGAACAGGAAATACAAAAGTTATGAGATACAGAAAAAAACCAGTTGTTATTGAAGCGGTACAGTATGATGGAAACTTCAGATGCCTTGACATCTTCAGCATTAATGATGTGGGTAAATTTATTATTGGTTATGAAGACGATGGTTCACCATATCTAATAGTTCCAACTTTAGAAGGAGGTCATAAATGTTCTAAAGGAGATTATATTATAAGGGGCATCAAGGGTGAATACTACCCATGTAAACCTGACATTTTTGAAATGACTTATGAACGAGATGAGCCTACAATTATTCAAGCTCCGATTAAAAATTATGATGCATGGGATGAAGTCATTGATCAACTTGGCGACACCAACAAAATGATGGACCATATTGGTGAGGTCAACAAAATGGCTAACCATGTTCCTGATGTCGGGAAGATGGTAGAAGATGTAGAGAAGTTAGCTGAGGAATTTTATCCATTAAATGATGATTTATACCCAAATTCTTCTTTAATAAGAAAAGCATTCACAGCAGGCTACAACAAAGCCAAAGAAACTCTTTACACGGGGGAACAAGTTTGGGAGGCAATGCACAAAGTGAGAGACATGAGATATGTTACTTATTCAGATGAAGAAATTATCCAATCACTTAAACAACCTAAACAATGAACAAGATAGAATTTGCAATTAAAGACTGTGAAGAGCATATCAAGAACCTGCAAAACGAAAAGATGATTCTAAATGCGGAACTTGATGCCTTTAAAAAACAATTGGGTAATCTTGAAAGGATTAGAGACAACAAGCACATCCCGCATGATGACCAGCATAAGCCTGTGACCCTTACTGCTTCTGTGGATCAGCTTGAGATGCTTAATACAACAACTTCACAAGATGACAGATGGACGTTAAGTACAAAAAATGAAGGAGGTTACAAATGAAAAACAAAAAAGTAGACTTCTATCAGGTTCCTAAAAACGAATGGCAGATGCCTATTGAGAAGGGATACAAGATGGCCTGTTGCGACTGCGGACTCGTTCACAGCATGGACTTCAAGGTGATTGACCCGGAGACCAACAAGGTCATTAAGAACGCACGGGCAATCCTTAGGGCTAGGAGGCACGAGACGTTGACAAAGCAGCTCAGGAAATCCCAAGGGATAACCGTTGAGCAGTCGGGGCTAGCGACTAGGGAAAAGGAAGAAACAAAAGGAGGTGACAAATGAAAACTGTAGATGAAATACGAGCAAAACTTGTTGACCTTGTAGCAGAATACGATGATATTAAAAATTGGCATGAAAAGGCTTCTAAACAGTATGCGGATGATCGTAGCTTTTGGGGGAAAGATGGGGCAGATAGTGGTGAAATGGATTATGCATATCACGAGTTACTTAAATGCGGTCATAAAATTTATCTGTTAAAGTGGGTGCTTGATGAGGAAGAAAAAAATAATGGAGGTGACAAATGAGTAAAGCAATACTTGAATTCAATCTACCGGAAGACCAGTCCGACTTCGACCTAGCCATCAAAGCCCTTGACATGAGGATTGCCCTAGACGGCATCCGAGAATACCTCAGAGGAAAGGTAAAGTACGACACCCATGACGAGAAGAAATGGGAGGCGTATGACGAGGTGTACCAACAGTTCTACGAAATTATTAACAACTATAACATAAAGCTATGATCAGAATCTCAGACAAGCCATCCAAGCGGGTGGAGTATTTCCCCGGAACCATAACCATGGCCTTCCCCGGAACCGAAAACAAAAGTTGGAACTTCACAGTCTTGCGTACCACCAACGGAGTCACTACCTTTGCCGTGGAGGTAGACTATGAACAGTTCATGCAACACATCGACAAGGACGAGGCAGTCAACTACTTTGCTGCGATACTCGCGGAAACCGTCAAGGCAAACTTGGCTAAAGAACAGGCAGAGTGGAAACCCTCCGAAAAATAAAATAGCCTATGAAGGGGAGGAATAAGAAGTGCAGAATCTGTAGACAGGAGTTTATCCCTAAGTACAGCACCATGCAGGCAACGTGTGAGAACATCGAATGCATGATTGCCTATTCATCCAAGCAGAAGGAGAAGAAGGTTAAACGCGAACTGAAAGAGATTAAGGAGCGGAACAAGTCCGTGTCCCAATGGAGGAAAGAACTCCAGCAGGTGTTTAACCAATACATTAGGCTTCGAGACCAAGGGAAGGGGTGTATATCCTGCAACCGCCCTCTGCAAGGTAAGTACGACGCGGGTCACTACTTTTCCACGGGATCATACCCTAACCTTAGGTTCAACGAAGATAACGTTTTTGGACAATGTGTCCCCTGTAACCAGCACAAGCACGGAAATCTTCTCGAATACGCTATTGGACTTGAGAAGCGAATAGGTAAAAAAAGAATGGAGGACTTGAAGAATTTAAGAAACGACCGCCTCAGCCTACCGCTTGACAAGATAAAGGAGTTGATATACCACTATAAGGACAAAGTAAAAGAACTAAAAAAATGATAGATCCACCAACCTGGCAAGACTTAGGATACGCTAACTTTGAATAACATGGACAAGACAAAAAACATATACACCTTAATCATCCTTGCACTCTGTGTCGCCATCCTGTTCGGGGTATTCTTTATGGTATTCCGGATGGGGATCCTTCACACCAGCTCAGAGAACGAGGCCATAGCAATCGAGAGGCTGCATGAAATCAACGAGAAGTACATCGCGCAGATGGACTCCAACCTCGTCATCGTAACCCAAACAAAGGCCGCCCTCGACTCGTTCATGGTACAAGACCAAGAGCAGTTCATAATCGAACAGGAGCGCATAGCAAACGCACAGAAAATTGTTTCACGAATACCCAAGTTACCCAATGATTCGCTCAAGACTTTATACGTTAACTCTTGGAATTATCTTCTCAACGAGTATCGTTCAGGCCGTCTGCGCCCAGCCAACTAGTACGCCGCAGCTTCCACGAGAGGCCCAAGAGATTGTCTCCTCAGCCGCCGAGACCATTCGGCAGGACAAGGTGACTATTGAGTCCCGCTCGCAGCGTATTCAGATGATGCGTGACCAACTAGAGGCGTGTCAGAAGGCCCTTGACCTAGCGGTCGAGAACGGGAAGCTATGTAACGAAGTTAGGCGCAATCAGGAGGCAGAGATTGAGTTCCTGTCCGAGCAGCTTGCCTTGATGACCAAAGAAAGAAACGCCGAGCGGCGTAAGAAAATATTCTGGAAGTGTTCAACCATTGTCACCTCCGCAGCAGCATTATACTTTTTTGTGTTGTAGTTGTTATAGTTGTTTATTGTTAAAGAGGGCCTTCCAACGGGGAGGCCCTTTTTTTAACGGAATCCTGTTGCCCTCTTCCACCTGGTTATGTGGGTGTTTTTAGACAGCGGACGGATCTTGACGTAAACCCCATCCCGTGACCGACTGTCACGCATTCCCTGCTCGTTGGTGTTCCCCTCGATGGTGCGGATTGAATACTCCCCAACGCGGTCTACGATGCCTGTATGGCCTATCCCCTTGAAACGGCTTTTTCTGAACTGAGAGTAGGTGAAGGTTGCAACTAGCACGTCACCGTCCCTGAACGAGTTATAGAACCTGCCGTCAGTGAAGATGACGTCCTTTGTGTTGTAGGCCGACGGACTCCAACCGGTTATGGTGTTGTCAACGCCGCAGTCATGCAGCATTGCCTTAACAAAAAAGGCGCACCAAGCGTAGCCTGGGCGCCATCCTTGTTTATAGAGCTGATTTTGAAGATCCCGGTCTGTGAAGCCTTGGTTGTTACCGCCGCTCTCCTTAACCCCTACAAATGAGGCGGCAGTGGCGCGGACGCAGTAGCCGTCATTATCAGCCACAGTATAAAGAGGAAAGCTAAGAGCAATCCAAAGTAGACAACAATATATAGTGTAATTCTTTGCCATGGTGTTGATGCATATTCTAAATCTAACTTGGCTGCCTTCGAGTAAAAGTAGTTCTGCAAACCGCGAAAGTTGAAGTACCCACCAAGGAACACCACAAAGTTAGCAAAAATTAGGATAAGAGTCGACAGAATCACCTGCTGAATGTATTCAGTTGAGATCAGCCCGTCGCCAAAGTATTCCATGCTGTAAGTCCCGGCGAGGAGGAATAAGAAGAAGACAACTGGGATTGACCAGATGCCGTCGAAGAGTTGCAGTTTGCGTAAAATCTTTTTCATTGGATGTTTAGTATTTTCTTTATTTCTATGATTTCCTCAGGCGTTGCAGAGAGTACAGCTTTGAGCGCTGTGCCGATTTGAACCGATGGATCTTCGTAAACCATATAGCGAGTTATGACTTCATCATTGTCATTAAATTCGGTAACAGTCCATGAATCGCGACCATCGCCCTGTAACTTGTATTGATATTCTTTTCTCATTATGTGCGTTCAAAATAAAGTAATACAAATAAAGATGCACCTGTTGGATTAGTTGCCCAGTTTGCAGTTACTATCTTAAGGTTTGCTGTATTCCCAGCTGTAATGCTTTGGCTTAATCCCGTTACAGTAGTAATGTTACTTACTGGAGCTGTTCCACCAAATGATACTGCATTGCTCAATAAAACATCGGTTGTATTATTTAATCGAAAATATACAGTACTTGATTCTGCCGAAGCGTTATTTGTGCCATTCATTGAATAAATGGAAGCGCCTACGAGCTTACAATCGAATGGGAATTTATAGAGATATAAAGTAGCAGAGCTTGTTAATGAAGCAGCTGATTCAGCAAAATAATATGTAGTAGCATCCGCTAATGAATAAGTTGCCCAGTTCATACGTATTGTGAACGTATCTCTATTTAAAAGAGAAAAATCTGAAGCACTTAAAAAGCCCGGCTGTAATGCACTTGCTTTCTGCCCGTTCGTGTAGTCCAGTGAAATAACTCCACTTGAACTATTAAAATCGGAAGCAGTAAAAGCAGCAGCACCTTTTGTTGCCCCATCTGCAACTGCATCAGCTATGCTTAATGTTCTATCAGCTGTTAGGTCCCCGCCCCCCGACAATGGGGATGTGGTGGATATTGTCCGCGCATTGGTTACTGGGGTGTAGCCAAGGATTGTAGTTATACTTCTAGGTTTCCAAAGGTTATTTGTCCCCGTAATATAAGTGAGTACGTCGTTATTTGATGGGGTGTTTCCTACACTATTTAGATCTACATCGTGTAGCTCATCTAACTCATAACCATTCTGTGGTTTGATGTAGATCTGCCCATTCCCTGCATTTGATCTCTCTACTATCCCGATATATACAAGGTGATTTGGGGCATATGGTTTAGTGCTAGTAAGTGTTCCTGCTGTTGCCCCTAAGTACAACTGAGCCCCAGCTGAGTAAGCTGAAGTATCTAAACCAGATATAACTCCTTGGGTAATGATAAACCCTTTCTGTCCTGCTGCTATAGATGTAGAGAATACTACCCCAACTGTCTGTGCTGATGTAGAATCTTGTGTGTTGCTAGCAAGTTTAACACTCATCCTGTTCCCAGCAGAGCTGTATGCATACACAGGCTCCCCTTTATTTATAGTAACTGAGTCATCGTTAGTTACGTAGGCAAATAGTTGGTTAGGGGCTACCCCAAGAGTTTGGAAGTTAGTCCCATCATAGATAATAATCAACTCTTGCCCCGATACAATATCTCCCCCAGTAAGCTGAACATTGAATTCTTTAGTTAGTAGCTTAGCTCCATATCCGTTAATGTTTATGGTTGAGTCATCATCATTCCCACTAGTAAACTTGATGACATATGTATCTCCATCCGTGTACCCCGTTACCCCTGATATAGTGACAGTATAAGTATTTGTACCTGAAGCTGTTCCATATTTAATTCCACTTCCAGTAGAAGGGGTTTGATATTCCACGGTTCCATCAGCCTGTAATGTTAAAACATCTCCTGTAGATGCAGTTGAATAATCCTCTGTTCTAATTGATAGTTTTTGCGATCCAGATGTTATGTTGTATAATGATTCAATCCCAACTCTGTTAGATGCAGAAAGGCTATTGTCTAATGCAGTCAAAGAAAAACCAGGAACTAAAAGATCATTTCCCACACTATCTAAAACTAGTTTAGCAGTGGTACCTAATGTGGTAAAAGATAAATCAATAGTGAAAGGAGCTGGAGATACATTTGAATAATCAAGACCAACGTCAGTAGTTACATCTCCAGTAACAGGGTCAAATGCGGTTACTACACACGATATTACATTTCCTCCAGCAGGGCCTGTTATTGTTGTTCCTACGGTTATCCAAGATGCTGGTATAGGCCCTGTAACCCCGACCGAATTAATATCCCAAGTCGTTTGACCCGTCCAACTATTAAATGTTTGCCACGGACCGTTTGTTCCTCCAGACACACTAGAGACAAGCTCGGTGTAATTTGATGTAAATCCTGTTAACTTAAATAGATCATCAAAAGCTACAGAATAAGTATTGTTGTCACCATCTATTGTAGTGTCTTCAATTAAAGTGCCGCCTAACTTAAAACTATATGGCCCACTATTGCTCAATCCATTTACGCCTGTCAAGTTTTGCCAGGTTAGTCCAGTAGCCGTTGTGCTATCGGCAAACAACGACTGACCGTCTGCCCCAACAGGAAGGCGATCATCCGTCGTGCTATAAGTATATAAGTCACCTTTTGTGGTTAGGGGAGATGGGGTGCTGCTAACTGTAGTAAACTCAACAGCGCCTGTTGCCTGATTGACTAATGTCAACACTTGGCCATTTGTAGCCGAACTGAGGTTTACATTTGGAGTAACCAATTGCAATTGATTATTCCCACCGTCTACACGTACCGCTACATAATTACCGGTATTAAAATCAGAACCTTCTAAATAACCTTTTAATCCATCAAATTTAACTTGAGCGCCAGTGCTTGAAAATGGAACAGGAATTAGCGTCCCCGCTCCGAAAGTTGCATTACCAGGAGTAAGTTCTAATGCTGCATTAATATTGCCAGATTGACCTAAAATAGCAAAATTATTAGCCCCTACTTGAACTGTATTGTTTGTAGTTAAAACCGGGTCTTCGGTTATCACATCCTGCAATCCTTGTGGGCTTGGTATCGTTGGAAAGGTCTGCAACGCTCCGGTCCCGTCAATATAGTCTGATGACGTTCCCGCCCCTGTGACTGTTAAAGTTCCCGATGTGGTAACAGGATTGTTGCTTACCGTAAATGCTGATGGCATCGATAAGTCTACCGACTCTACAGTGCCTGTGCCAACAGGAGTGTATTCAACGTGTCCCGAACCATCAAGTGTAAGCGCCCATCCTGCGGAAGCTGTGCCGTGGCCCGGTGTAATTATGTCAACATAACTAGAAGTTACAGCGACCTGTTGAGAGCCTGAGTTTAATGAAGTTCCTGATGAATTTGTTTCAATCGATCCGTATGGCGAGTTAGCGATAAACGAATTATTATTATCGAAAAGAAGGTCATAACCCCCACCATCAATCGTGTTGTCTTGATTGAGAGTGGAATTTATATTCAACGTGTCCTGCCAACCCTGTACGAGCGAGCCGCCAACGCTTGTAAAGTCCAAACAAAACTGTGTACCTGCAACAAACGGAAGCCCGTTACCATTTAGTTCGATAGCATCGAATTGAGCATGGGTCGTAGCATCCGTAAAATTGCTTAATTGAATTACCGCGTAAACTGTTGGGTCTGTTTTGCTAAATATAAAAACCCACGACCCGTCTTGAATAATGGGGAAAAAACCAGTAAAGTCCTGATTGTTTCCTGTAATGTAATTAAAAGAGATAATACCGCCTGAATATTTAAACGAGCCAGCAACAGCAGGGTCGTCACCATACGTGTACTGAATCGAACATTCTGGCTCTGTATTCCCACACTCGCAACACCCTTTGAATATAGACGTTGCAAGAAGTTTGTAAATCTCAACGGTCTTACTCTGTACGTCTGCCGCCGGAGTCTGGAAGTTGTATGCAGGAAATGAATTGCCCCCAACATTTGTTATTGAATAAATGGTGAATGGGAATGAATCTCCACCCACCTGCGAAATAGTTATCGTATCGTACTGGTACGAGATATAGGTCGGACTCTGCGGGAGAATCTGACTCATACTACGAACATAGTCAGTGCCGTTTAAAAACGATACTACATCGTTGCCCTCTACCTGAATCTTAGTAATTGTTTGAGTAGCCATTATTTACATTCTTCTTCAGTCGCGAAGGTACAAAATTCGTCGAGACTTTTGTACATTTTCGCATACTTAGAGGAAGAGAATTTATCACGCCACTCCATCTTGACTCGCGCCCACTCTGCCCCGGTTCGTACAGGCTGCGCCCGTTTTTCCTCCTTAGCCCCTGAAAATATAAAGTCAATCACCGACTTCTTGCTTGGACGGCCTCCGTTCTTGCGCTTGTTCTCTATCATCACCTTTACTTCGTCGAGCTTTTCGTGGTTGGCATCTTCAAGCAGTTCGACTAACTGACGAAGTGAAACGCAGCCGTCAAGCCTCCCGCGGGTTATTGTAACCTTCTCGCGAATGATTGGATCGCTGTCCAAGAACTTGATATCAAACCCAAGTTGACGCATAGCGAAGGTAAGGGCGAGAATGTCTGCCTTGATTTGCGCCGTCCCCCTGTTGGGAACCGAGGGGTAAATTGCGGAGTGCGAGTCTGTACGTTTATCATTATCTATCCATATTGATGTGGTACTAATTGCGTAGTCCGAACATCCACGGTCAACCATTACCTGCGCGTCGGGGAACTTGTCTTTTAGTTCCTTAATTAGTGTCCTATATTCTCCTAATTCATGCGGGGTAGGGTCCGCTATTTTCAATTCAATCATATCGTTTCGTTAGAATGCAAATATAAAAAGAAAACCCAAGCCGTTGCCTGGGTTAACCAACAATAATCACTAACACTATTTATTACCAAAACCGGGGCGAATTTATATACTCAAAACAGATTGTGCAAATTATTTTGCATTAATTAATAAATTTTATATATTTGCATTGCAAGTTCGCGCACATCAGTGCAGTCGGGAGACGAGAACTTTGAGGGCGGGCTGATCACCGCCCTCTGTGTTTTCAGAAGGTATACAATTACAGAAGGGAGAATTTTAGTGAGAACGAGTCTTTCTCTTAGACTTCTTATAGTGTCCGTAGAGGACTACAACAGACACCGTGCAGGCAAGAATCAACGACGAGATGCGGAACGCCCATTCGGCCTGCTCCTGCCAGGACAACACGGTGGCAAATGTGGTCAATAAAACCGACGCTGCCCCGTCTACATATCCGTGTCCTGTCATATCTGTATGGCTGATGTCATTGTGCATTGGAGATACAAATATAGTTTATTTTTTTCTTTGAATCTTCTCTATTTGTGACTTTTGTGATCGTAATTCTTTCTGAATCTTTTTATCTAAATCGCTCTTGCTTACAGTGAAAGATGTTTTAGCAAGATTAGTTGCTTCAGTCTTTACGTTCTTCAAATATTCCGCAAACTTGTCGTTATCCATTTTCAGCAATGAGTCGTAATTTTGCTCAAGAACCCTTTTTATATATAAGCCACGTACTTTAGCAAACTGATAGCCCTGGTCATCTGTTACCTGCACCTCTTTATTGTTTTTATCTACATAAGTTTCTGGAGCAGTAGTAGTTCCAATAGTTTGCTTCTTACTAATTACAAGGTTCCAAAGTTTATCTTCTGGCTTGCCTTTCTCGCCGCTCATCAACAAGTCTGTATCATAATCAATCTCGTCTCCGAGAGCATTAATCATGTTTTTATATTGGTCTCTAGCCACAGGTACATCGCGGAGTAATCTTCCAAGGTAAGTCTCGCGGATTTCCTTTTGAGGAATGTCCATTATATCAGAAATCTTCTGTGCCGTTTGAGTATAAAAATTTGGTAATGCGATGGCGGTTGCTGTTTTAACAAGTGACTGCGCGAAATTGTCTACCAAATTCTCATCCCTTTCGTCAAAGATAGATGACAAGAACTCTTCGCCGCTTGATAAAAATGTCTGGTCAAGGAATGATCTCATAAGACCTGTAGCAGCTACACCCATCTTAGCGTATCCATCGGTAGATATATCTTCTCCTTTATATTTCTCAGCATCATTCAATCCTCCAATAAAAGATAACCCTACCATGAATGGGCTTGATCTATAAGACATCCATGAAGAATACTCGCCCGTAACCGGGTTTTTGATTCTCAATGAATACTGCTGCCATCCCGTTTCCGCAAGCTCTTTATTCTTTGTGTAGTTTCCAAATCCATTAGTGGTCACCTCTAGAATAGGTTCATCGTCGTCGTCTTTTAACTTTGTGAGCAGATAAACAGTAGCCATCAAAGCTGTACCCATGGTGGCCTTGATCATTAGCTCTGTGCGTTTCTGCTCGTCCCAGTCCCGCTGCGGCTTGAGTCCGGTTATAGTCCCGCCCTCTCTTACGCCTCTTACAAATCCTACAGGCGTATAGTTCAGCGTTTCGTTTGCTACGTTTGAAATCACATTAACGAATGGTATCACAAATTTAATCGGTGGAAAATCTCTAGATGCTGAATTCATGTAAGTAGAAAGCATACCAAGCAAACCGTTAGGCTGGTGGTTGAATGTACCTCTTGCAGCAAAATCTTTTGCTTCCTGCATTATCTCTTCTGGGCGACCTTGCTCAAGCAATTCGTGGATTCGGAATCGTTCATCGGTTTTAGCAAAGTCCATTTGCTCCTTGAACTCCTCCTTTGTTATCTCTCCGCTTGTAAGTTTATCTTGCAGTTCTTTCTCTGTCTTCTGACGTTCCTTTTTAGCTTGTTCAATCGCGTTGTTTTTCGTTTCGTCATTACGATTCAATATCTCAAGAGTCTTATCTCTAAGATTCTTGCGAGACATACCCTCATTTTCGGTAGCAGCTTTCTTATAGGCCATTTGGAATGAACGCATTTGACGAAGGCCTTCAAAAGCTACCACATCAACAGCAGTCATAATACGACGAACGTACTTAGCGTAGTTAGCTGGATTGAACTTACCACCCTTGAAGTTTACACGCTCTAGAATTGTGGGCGTCTCAGACTTGTCGCGGAGTGGGCTATAACCCGTCTTTAGGGTGTCTAATCCTTCAAAGAATCCACGCTTCCATCCCACCGCCAAACCTTTAGCAAGCAATCTCCTGCTTGAGTTGCGCTGCAAAGACGCATTCACAAATAAGGCTCCCGTATTGTACAAGTTAGCAATTGCGTTGATAGTCTGTGTTTTCCAACCCGAAAGAATGCTTGCCATCCACACCGCTTGGGTTACATCAAACCATGAGAAACCGTTTAAGTTTTCTTGATAAGTCAAAAGATCTTGAATGGCGCGTAGTTCCTCCCTTTCAGTTTTAGCTTCCTGCACTTTATTGGCTAGGTCCTGAATGTTCTTAGCGTCTTCAGCCGACAACCCTTCAATGCCCAGAGACTCGGCAAGGGCATCATTTACCATAGCCTCATCTACAGCGCCAAGGTTAGATGCTTCAACAAGTTTTTCGAACGCCTCCTTCTTCTTCTTTGGATCACCTTGTCTAGGCATATATCGCTTGATCGCACTTTCCTTTCTTTCTTTTACTATCTTATCAAACTCTGTCTGTACTTTCTGAGCCAATGCGTCTGCTTCAGCACCGGTCAGCCCAGCCTCATTCACAAACTTGTCTATTAAATCTTCACGGGTTGCGTTTACTTCGGAGTAATGCTTTTTGATTAGGTCGCTAATCTTTACATTCATCTCCTTCAAGCCCTTCTTAACACCGGCTTCTGCACCCATGTAAGCAACGAGCCTATCTATTTTTTTTTGGGCCTTAGCAGCGTCCTTATCTAATTGCTCTTGAGCCAGAATGGCCTTGTAGTCATTGAGCAACTGATTGAATGCGTCATTCCCGGTCTGTGAGTCAATGGCATCGGCAAGCTCCTTGAGCTTTTCTACCTTTGATCTTCTATCGGTCTGACGAGGCAACTGTTCGGACATCAAGGATCCGAATCTTTTTACGTCTTTGTCAATTTGCTTTTGCTTGGCATCAGCATTTAGCTGATCAATAGCAGCATCGTAACTAGGCTGCAAGTATTCTGAAACCTTGTCTCCAAAGTCTTCAACCATGCGCTTGGCAAAGTCGGCGAAGTTTCTAGCCCCAGCCTCAATGTGAAACATCGCAACCTCAACCAATTCAGGTGGAGGAGCGACTGTACTGAACATCTTTCCCTTCAGACTCTGACGAGCCTTCTCATATCTTTCCTTGGTTACAATTTTATTCTTGGAACCGTATGCTGCTGGACGTTTAGGCATCTTAACGGTAGCCGTAGTTTTTTCTGCTTCCTTCTCTACAATTTTAGCAACCTCATTAGCCGCATTTTTATTGATAGAGTTCAACTCATTCTTAATTGACTTGACGTCAGACTTGTATTTCTTAAGTGTCTTTTCGCGAGACTTCTTGATCTGACGGGTCACAGCAAGCACAGCCCCCTCCGGAGTCAGTCGAGCAAATAACGAAAGTGCCTGAATAGCCTGACCATAATCAGTGGCTAGTTCCGCAATATTCTCAACAAGTTCAACTGCACGTTGAGTTTCTCCGTTTGCTGAAAATTTCTTAATAAGAACCTGGGCAAGCGTTATTCTAAATGCCGTAGGCATATTCTTGCTTCCGGTAAGAGCAATCTTTTCAGCTTCATCTATACCAACCGACTTTATAATTTCATTGGCGGTATTTACTGATATATCATTTGGAAGAACCTCGTAGTTAATACGGTCTCCAGAGAATGCGTCTTTTACACTGTCCGGGATTTCTTCGTTATCTTTTACCGACTTAACAAAACCACGCTCTTTTACTTTCCCAGCCTTTGGTTCTGGAGCCTTAGTCTCAAATGGGTTTCCTGGAATTTTGTTTGCATTCAAAACCCCAGAGTCTACAAGCTCTTGAAATAAGCCATCTTGCAAGGCGGTCATGAACTCGGCATAGGTATACTCCTTTGCCTTTCCGTCCTTGGTTTTCTTAAAGGTTATTTTACAGGGATTAGCCATTTACGGGGAATAACTTTTCTTCCAACAACAGTGCTTTGAACTTATCAGTACCCTCTACTCCTTCGAGCAGGTTAAGTTTGTCGCTGTACTCAGCAACAGACTTGTTCTGTATCAACCGCAATGGTTGGAGAAAGTCAAACACGCACAGGTCAATCTCGAAAAGTTTCTTCGACGTCTCCTCGTAAGCCTCGTACAAGTCATACTCGATTTTGTAAGCCTCTTCCAAAACTTCTACGATGCTAGAAAATTCTAGTTGTGGGCGAGCCACTGTAGGAAGTTCCGGAATCACATTCCAGTCGGTGATGTAATCCTCAATCTTCTTTGCGTGTTCAAGCTCGTCCTGCGATTCAGCAGCAAAGAACTTGGCGGCTTGGAAAAAACCAACACCCTGACACCAGTTGCTGGCGGCACGGTAGAAGTAAAATGCGTTGTACTCATCCTTCATTCGCGGGATGAGTAGATCAACGGCTTTCTTATCGAGTTTATTAGGTGTCATCATGGACAATTCTCTGTTTTAGTCAACAATCCCTGTTCCTGTAACTGCTTAGTTATCTTCGGGAAATTGTTGTAAATGTACGAAAGTTCAGGGTCAGTCTCCAAAATGTTCTTAATCTCCGCCTTAGCTTCTTTTCCACCCTTTTCCCAAAGATCAGCTACACGCTGGGCATTGTTCTGTAGTTTAGGTTCACTCGCCGTAACTCCAAACTCGTCCTGAAGAATTTCATTCAGTTGTTCTTTTTGAGTGGCACTCAAATCGCCATACCAATCCTGATTTGAAATGTTCTCGTCAACAGCCTGCTGTGGATCCATGCCATCAGCAATTGCCTCCTCAACTGCGTCTACCCCATCTTCTACGGCTTGTCTGATCTGGGCTGGAGTACGCTTCACCATTGATGGCTGCCCCTTAACGCCTTCCTTAGACTCCTCCATTGGTGGCGCCACATTCTCTGTCCAAGTCCACTCAGGCATCAGCCCTGTTTTCTGCTCTGCAAAGATGGTGTCTTGAACCTTTGCCTTTCTGTTTTGTTCGCCATAAGGACCGTAATTCAACCAACTGTTCTGACCTCGTGTTTCAGTTGTAATCGCAGCCACGGCTGGTCCAGTAAACAATCGAGCATGAGCCTGCCATGCATTCTCCTCTCCTCTTGCTCTAAAGCCAGCACCTTCCAACCCGTGACCAAACGCATCGTAGACTGCTCGGAACAAATCATTGGCAGTAACCTTATGCATTTCGCCGTTTTGATCAGGCCACTGCAATCCCGTGTCCTCAAGCATTGGGTTTGAAGTTTCTGACGCCCTTCTTCCGTCTGAGGTTATAAAAAACTTGGGATCAAATTCTCCCCATTTTTCAGCCTGTGGACCATGAATTTTGCCTGTTTCATCATCAAATCTTTGAGCAATAGATTCCTGGCCAAGATCCGTTGAAAGTTTAGTTGCCGACTTATCGTCAAGTTTTGTCTTGAGTTTAACAACAAGCGTAGGCTCCGTGTCTGAAGCGTAAACAGAACTGCTGATTACTTCTCCTCCGGCTTTCTTTACGGCCTTCAAAACCTCATCTACGCTAAGCCTTGGACCTCCCGATGGATCGTCAAGTCCAATATTGAGTTCACTTCCCGTTCCGTATCCAGCGTATGTTCCATATACGGCCATTTTCTTATTGGCTCGTAAGTCACGCATTGCATCTACGGGATTTCCATTATACGGATCAGTCTCGCCGTCAAAGAATGTGAATTCATATCCAGCCTCCGTAAGGGCGTTGTATTGGTCAGTCGTTTGACGAATTAAATCATCATAAGCCTCCTTCACCTTAGGATCAGTGGGATTATGCTTCATCTCTTCGTAAGCCTTGGCAATACTCTTTGCAAAATCCTCGTCTACTTGCACGTACTCAGCCTGACGGGTATATGGTACTCCAAACTTCTTAGCATAACTTTCAGCCACGTCAACAAGTTCGGGAATAGGACCGGTGGCATCTTTGAGCGTTGGCGCACCGGGCAGTGCTTCATATTTACCAGTGCGCTTGATGTCTATGGATGGTTGGCCAGCCGTCTTGGTATCCACTTTAGCAAGTCCCATACCTCTTTGCGCCAATCCAGCTCGACTAATGTCACCAAACCTTTCCCCTTCTTTTACTTTCTCAGTGCTTTTAGCAGCTACAAACGCATCATTATAAAATGGTCTGTCTTTAAGTATATAAAGAATAGGCTTGCTTCCATCTTCAGTAACTATATGCCATGGATAAGACTCATGCTTACCTATGAATTCAGGTTTTACCTTTGAGGATGTTTCTATTACAGCGTATACATGAGAATTAGGAATGTCTCTGAGCATTCTTTCGCTAGTCGCATAAGCAACAGAATCAAGGATGCTTGCTTTAGAGAATGTAGTCATTTTCCTTTTAGCACCAATAGATTCAGCGATTTCCGCTATAGCTTCCTTAGATAATACATTTTGATCAGCTATAGCATCAATTACATCACGAACGAAATCACCTCTTCTTTCAAAAGATGAATTAGATACGTTCATAAATTTATCCTGAATATCCTTGTGTATAGATTTAGCATCGTTTCTTCCGTCGAAATTGATGCCGTACTTCTTTCCAGCAATGTTCAATGCTTTTCTAAAAGCACTCAGTGGAATCAAGCCGTCGTCTGCCAAAATCTCCATAACGCCCATAAGGGCCTTGGCCCCTTTAACGCTCGTTAGATTCTTACTTGCATCTCCTTTTACTAAAACCAATCGACCCTTACCATCAGTTGATTTTTGTAATGATTCATTTATCAAAGCGGCTAATTGTGATGCGCTTGATTTTTTACCAGAGGCCCATACATCATTGTACAACAAAACAAAATAAACACCGCCTTCACCCTTTACAAGATCTTTCCCCCTAAACTTAATATCCCCAGTTGAAAAGTTGTCTGGATTATGAATAACAACAGTTTCTCCGTTTATGTCATCTAAACTTGCATTGTGAACTACACGCCCTTCTTCTATCAATTTAGCAAAGTCTTCGGAGTCTTCCAAAAACCTCATTTCAAATCTGGCTTGAGAGCTTGTGTTTGAAAAAACAGAGTTTGTATCATCTAAAATTATCTTGTTCTGGAATTCTTTTACATTCTTCTTCCCTACAACATCACTAACCTTACCGCCCTCATTCAGCATTTTGTTGATCTGATCAGCCAAACGCTTCACTTCCATTCGTTGAGAGTTTAAGGCAATACGTCTTATTCCAAATACCTTAGCTATATCGTTCATGAACTCAATGAACTTCTCACGGAACGAAGGCTTGAATGTGTTGATATCAACATCGCCAGTAGCCACACGAGCCATAGTCTCAACAATGGTCTCGTCTTCAATGCTCTCAGGACCTCTTCTTTGATACTCCTCAGAAGCGGCAATGTCGGCAGCGGCTTTAGCAACCTCAGTGTTTCTCGCAGCCTCTTCCTTGAGTCCATCTACGATTGCTCTGTATCGCTTTGGATCGGTGTTCCGGATGATATTTATTACAGGGTGAATACCCTCGTGGAATACAATAGTTTTACCCCACTCACCCTTAATTTTATCTCGATTTAAGATAATAGTTCCATCATCGGCCACAAACATACCTTCTGAACCACTACCCTGACTAAGTTTTATACGGTCATCATTATTGTAGTCAGCATCATTCTTAACCTCTACTTTTATACCGCTTTCAGAAAGAGCCTGTTCAATTAAAGGAACAGCTTCTTCGCCATCGGATGTTTCAAATATCTTTCCAATGCGCTCACCTGGTGATGGCTTACTTGTCCTGTACTGATATGTAACACCCTCTTTTGTCTTGGCGCTGAATTGCTTTTCAAACTGCGCCATGCCCTCTTTGGTGTTAAGGTCAATCTTCTGAGGATTCTTTGCCAAAACAAGGTTTCCGACTTGAAGAACTTCATCCGCTGCAACAACCGGGTTGCCGTCAGCCTTGTCGAAGAAGAAGCTATTACGTGTGGGGTTCATGCCTACTTGCACCCATTCAGGCGAGTTCAATGCTTCCTCTGCTCTCTTTTGAATGCTTTCCGGCGATTCGTCCATCCACTGTCCTTCAGCCATAGCAAACGCTGACTTTTGCTCTCCAGCACCAATTTTTGCGGCGGTTGATACACTCGTCCTGAATTTTACATTACTTATAGAACCCGTTGATCCATATCCAATAACAGGTTGACCTGAACCCGTCCTATCATGAACAGTGACTACATTCTTTCCAAAATTATTGAATGCGGGAATATCAATTCTCAAGCCCACATTCATGCCCTTTTTGACAAATTTGTTGAGATTTATGATACCAATCTTCAACTTATTCTTGTCGATAGAACCTACAACCTCCTCAAATGAAGCAGGAGTAGGGACTTTTTCCATCGATTTCGATGGGATTAGTTGCTTGGCCTTTTCGTAGTATTCCTTGAACTTAATCTTTCCAGACATCAAGTCGCGAACGGCTTGTGTTAACTCTTCAATCCTACCCTTCTTGCTTGGAGCTTTATTTTTTCTCTTCCAATCTTCAAGTTTAGTTTCGTCCAGTCCAACACCTTCAAGTGCGCTTTCAATTCCGGCGTCTTCGTTACTTCCCTCTGAAGCCTCAACAGCACCAACCCTTCTTACAGCGGGTGCAGTTTCGGAAATCTTCACAGTAGTTTCCCCTTCCCCTTCCTCACCAAACATCTTGGCAAGTCGAGTCTTACGGGCTGGCTTAGGGGCGGGTTCTTCTGTAACCTGTGGGGTTACTACTTCTTCTTGCCCTTGTGCTTGAAGTATTCCACCTGCCGGAGCCTCTTCTGTGCTTGGGACTTCGATAGGTTGGGTTTCGACAGGTTCTTGCCCGACTCCGACTTCACCTGATACCCCTTGGATGTTTTCTTGATCATTGACTTGTATTTTTTGTGACGGAGGATTTCCCGCCAAGGTTTGTAAATCTTGTTCTATCTGAGCTTGTACAGACTCAATCTGAGCAATGGTCATCATCCGGTTAGGGTCGGACTTCATTGCTGTCAACTCCTTATATTTAGCGTATAAATAATCAGATGCAACTTTTATAGCGCTCTGTGGAGCGTTTTTCCCTTGCTCCAATCGTTCAACCGTAGTTGCAACAAGTGGCTTCATATCACTAAAGAAAGCATCAATATCATTAACGCCTATTGCCATCCGTTGTTGTTGCAATCTCTCTATCTCAATATCTCTCTGACCTCGCTCTTCTTGTTGACGCTCTTTCTCTTTTTGTTCAAAAGCAGCGGTTTCTTCTTGTGTTATTCTTTCGGCTTCTTGCCGCTTTTGTTTTTCAGTTAACTCAACTTGTTCAGCATACAGCTCTTTAATCCTTTGGTTGATATTCTGACGCAGAGTTTGCATTGGTGATGCAATCTCGGACGCCTGAGTGTATCGGTTCTTTTTAGCGTATGTTTCAGCGCGACCTTTTAGTTCCTCAATTATTTTAGGCCCCTCACCTTTTTCATTATATGCTTCAATTGATATTGCATTTTTATTCAAAAGCGAAAGCGCAATCGGATCGGCAAATAGGGCATTGACATCCTCCGGAAGCATCATGGCCTGTGAACCATCTGCATAAGTTAAAGTTAATAAATCGGGAGAACCTCCATTCATAAATTCAACACCGGCATCGCGATATTGCTTTGCCATATCCTGATAAGACTTGGAGAGTATAGGATCTGCTGCAAACCTGCCTGCATTTCTTTCTGCTTCTTCTGCTCTTGCGCTGTAGAATCCGTAAATATTAAGTTTTGAGCCGCTAAGTCCAGCAGACTTGCCAGCCTCCTTAATCTGCTCTGCTCTTTTTATTTCAAGCATTAAGTTTGCTGACTCTCTCTCGTCTATCTTTCCTGATGCGTACAATGATGCTATAACAGTATTGGCAAACTTACCATTTCTGTTAAAGACCATGTTTTGTATGTACTGCCTTCTTTGGTCGGGTAAGGCAGTGGAAAGAACCGACTTTTGTTGTTGAGCGATATATGCATCCCTTCTTTCCTGTTGAATAGATTTAGATCCAATTTGCCCAGCACCTCCCATAATTGCTACAGGACCTATTGAAACCAACGTCTGCTTTCTTCTTCTTTCATCATTGATTGCTTCGTCAAAATTAGTCCACGGATCTCTTTCAAGTTCCACTATGTTTTCCTCGGCAATACCCTGACGAATTTCTTGAGTAAACTCTGTGCCCAATTCAACGGCAGCACCAACGCCAATCCTTCCGACTTGTGTGGGGACAAACTTCAATGCTTTTCCTATAAACGGAAGAGCCTCAAAAGAGTATGACCACATAATGTCATACTGAGACTTTACAGAACGCTTGGCCGCCTCATTTGCTCTTGCTACATCACCGCCGCTTCTTTCAAAAACATCTAAATAAGCCCTTCCCGCAGTGTCAATCGTTTCAGCCCCCCACCCAGCTAATGCCCCCGCAAGTCCTGAAGTGACAACAGTAGCAGACGCAGGAAGCCCAAGACCGCCAGTTGCAAAAGCGACTCCGACTGCTGCTGCTGCCGTTGGTATCATAGATGGTCCCATAGATCCCGCAACCTGTCCTGTTATCATTGAAAGGTTTTGAAGATCTGTCCAGTCCGAAAAGTCTTCGGTTTTTGCGGCAGGCATATAAAAGTTCTGCTCCATTGTTTCGCCAAGAAGTTCTAAAGATTTGTTGTCAATAGAACCACCCCATCCCTTGAATACTCCGCCCATAGCACTCATTGTTGAGTTATATAGCGAGCTTACAGGGTTCATAGACATTGATGCCCCCATCTTGATTATTTCACCGTCTCGCTTAGCTACAGCGTCGTATGCTTCCTTGTATGCATTATTTAATTCCTCAAGAATCTTAGGGTCCTCTTGGTATGTCTCAGCGTATTTTTTATATGCAATCTCAAGTTCTGCTTGAGCTTTGTCTGTAAGAATTTTCTTTTGTATTTCGAATTTTCTATTATACCTTGAGTTTATCTCGTTTGATTTCTTTACATACTCATCAAAATTTGGGAAGTTTTTCTCATATTCTGCATGGTATGCTTTCTTATCATCCTCTAGTTTATTAAATGCAGACTCATATCCAAGTTGGTCAATCTGACCAGCTTTATACATATTGTTCAACAATAATTGCTGCCTTTCTATTTCTTTATTGTACTGCTCGTAATTTTGATTCAACTGCTTTGATCTGCCCTCGTACTCTGAATTTATCAAATCCATTTCCTTTTTTGCTTCCTGCTCATATTCATTTTGAAGAGTTGTCAATACGGCATCAGTCTTAGCATATATATCATCATCTACCTTAAATCCTTCCTCGAATATTTGCTGTCTTTTAGCCAATAAATCAGGTTTGGTTCTTTTTAACTCTTCCTCAACCCTAGGCTTCATGTATTCATTAAATACTTTAGCCTTGATTTTATTCTTCATCAACCTCCAAGCATCTCCATCCGTTGGTAAACCATAATTGTCAACAACCTCTGTGGCAACTTTATCGACTTCATCTATATTAACCACTTCACCAAAAGAAGTCTCTGCGCCTGTTGGCGTAAGAGCAAACTCTCTTTTGGCCATGAATTTCTTGTAATTTTTTTCATTGACTAATTCATCAGTTAAACCGTCGGTCATAACATCCAATTCAGATGCTATTTTGCCGTGCTTTGATTTTAATGATTTATAATCATTTACAAAATTTTCATACAAAGCATTTCTTTCTACATCAAATTGTGCCTGCGCCTCATTACGTCTAAGTTCATTAGGGTCGTTGAGGGCATTAAAAAAATCAATAGTTTCCTGTTCAGTTCTGCCCGAATACTTAGCGTATAGGTCGGGCCTTCTGCTCAACTTGAATTGGAAATTAGATAAATCCTCGTCGTATAGATTTTCAAGCTCATCTAAATCATCAATACTTGTCTGATAATCTTGGAACTTAAGGAATGTTTTATCTGGTTGCTTTATTTCTTGCTCAAGCTCTTTTATCCCCTGTTCGGTGACAGGAGGCTTTACAATAGGCTTTATTTGAGTTTGCTTAAAATCTTGTTTTGCCGCCTTTATAACCGGAGTTTCTACAGTTTGAGTTGTCTCAGAAGGTAGAGCTTCGGGTTTATAATAAATATCTTGGTATGGCTTTTTGGTCACAGGAGGCTTTTGCTGGCCTCTTAAGGGGACCTGAATATCTTCAGTAATAGCTTCATTTACTACTTTCTGCCCAAAACTCGGCGCAGAAGGCTTGCCAGGCCGCTCGACATCCGCACCAGAAACGGGTTGTCCACCCCCTTTTTTTTTTAACTCAGAGATGAAGGCGTCTCGGAACTTACGCAATTGGTCGTCATTTGCTCCCTCGGATGCATATTTTGTAAGCCCTTTTAATAACTTATCTTTTTCTTCTGGAGTTAGTGATACTGGCATTTCTATTTCTTATTTTGAAAGTTCTTCAAATATTCTTTTGGCTGCTTCCTCGTCTGTTTCTGTTTTGGCTTTTGTTGTGCCATATCCAGCGCCTGTTTTTTGTCTAAAAATATCAAACATATTTGGATATCCGTTAGACTCGAAGTTATATTTATTGGTGTCGTAATCGACCTCTACCTTTACTTGTTTTCCATCATCGGTTTCTCCTGTTCCAATTGCTGTCACAGCGCCACCCTTTTTTAAATAAAAACCACCTACAGGCTTAAAATTTGAAACAGGAATAGACTCCTGTATCAACTCCCCATTTTCATTGTAAACAGGGTTGCTATTAGCGAAAATAGCCGGGGCGTCATTGCCTACTGATAAAACATTTATTGAATAGTTTTGATCCCAATCTTTACCCGCTACCTTCCCTGTGCTTATGATTTCAACTTTCTTTTTTGTCTTTTTATCACCACCTCCATCTCCACCACCAGAGCCTGTTTGTTTCGGCGGTCTTTTCTTACCTGGGTTCATTTGTTTAAACATATCAACCGCCGCGGCTTCGAGCTTGTCTTTGTCGCCATATTGTGACAAAAGCGAATCATAATCTTGACTGAAATTCGCATTGTTTAACATGGTATTGAAAACCTTTTTAAACCCTTCGGGGTCCTTGCCAATCCATGCCTGTCCGTCCTTTTTATATTCACCCTCACTCATCGCATCATCTATGCTTCCAACAACATCAAGCAAGTTTACATTTTTTCTAAATATGTTGTTTTGTTGAGCGTACTCCAGCCTCTGTTGAGGTGTGAGATCGGGATTCATAAAATTTTTCGACCAATCAGTTGCGTGTAATTGGTCGTATTTATCAGGGTTTTTGCTAATCTCTAATGAATCCCTTTTCCAAATCTCTTGGTTTGTCTTAGCCGCGTTGGTCATCTTCTTTATCTCTGCGGCCATTTGATTTATCTTTTTGCGGTCCTCTATCGGCAGGTTTTGGGGGTCTTTTTTAGGGTCCTGCATCAGACTGTGGATGTAGTTGGTGTACTCATTTGCCTTTTCTTCAATCTTAGGCATATCGACATTCCAACTATCGACATCTTCGAGCATTAAGTCATCCCACGCCTTCCTCTTGTCTTGCTCCTCTTTTGCTCTTTCTTTTTCATACGTGCGGAGATCCTCTAGAGCTTTGTCTATTACTGTGTTATCAATATTAACACCCTCAAAATATGCAGCACCTCTGCCCGAACCAGGCATCTCACCTGCTGCTCCTGTGTATACTATTGCTGCGCTTGGTACTCCCATTTCATTTATTTTTATCCAACTAACATTTCGCCTCCGGCAATTACTTGATTCATATCAAAACCACCCGCTCCGGGAGCGGTTGACCCACCCGTTGTTCCGCCTAAAGAATTGGCGTTAAGTCCACCACCTCCATTTCCTGACATATTTCCTTGATAACCACTGTTTTGCGCTTGTTGAGCTGTAGTCATTTCACCAGATACCTGATCGAGCGCGTTATAAATGCCCTCAGTCATATTGTTTATCTGTTGATATCTTTTCTCTCTTAATGCAGATATTGCGGCTGAAGTTCGAAGGAATGGATTTAATTGGTTTTGTTCGTACTGACTGTATCTGTATCCAGCTATTTGCGTTGACAAATCAGCTAAATTTTGCATCTTCTGCTGCTCTGCCTTTCTTTGATAGTCAGCAGCTTGTGATGCCAAACCAAGACCACCAATCATTCTTTGTTGACCTAATTGAGTTGCTGATGATAAAAGATCTTGAGAACTTGTTGCGGCACGACTCGCGCCACCTAATCCGACCCCGTAAGAATAATCTAAACCGTACTGAGCCAATTGTTGACCAGGCATATCCGTCCTTTGTCCAAGCTGCATATTGTAGGTGGACATTAACTCCTGAGGAAGCTCGTATCTTGGTTCCTTGAGGTTTTTTTCAAGTTCCTCAATTTGTTTCCTAGCTCTTCTAGCTCGAACACCGGCTATTACAGCCTTTGCAACTGGCTTAAGTATTTTTACACCTGTAGCTACCGCTTTTGCTGTTACTGGCATGGCTTATATCTTAGTTTAATAACATTATCTAATTCAAAATCCTCTTTCTTCATACCACACTTCTCAAACCATTTTATCGCCCTTTCGTTTCTTTTCCACATAAAGGTAATAAACTCACCACCCATCCACCTCTTCATATCTTCAAACAATGAAGTCAAAAAATCTCTGTCCCTGTACGCCTTATTCACTCCAAAGCTAACTAAAACATCCCCAAAATAATAAACAAATCCAACTTCTTCTTCGTTAACCATCAGCGTCTTAAACACTCCATCAACTAACTCTTCATAGTCCAAGAGCTTCTCGTAAACATCATCAGCCACGCCTTCCGGCGTTTTATCTGAGTTGTCCTCGTCGCAATAATCCCTTATGTCATCGTCCCCATCAAATGCAGCACGAATGGCGCTATAGGATATTTTGGCGTCCACTAGCGGCAAATTTATGATAAAACACCCTTAATTCCAACAGAGAAAAGAACAGACCCTTGGTTAAGTATTGACGGGTCATAAATCAATGTGTGAGTTAATGCGTTTGCCCTTACGTCCTCCCCATTCAAATATGCCTGGTCACTATAATACCAAGTTCCCGCAATACCCGTACTGTTGGGGGAAATGACACCAAAGTCTGACAATAACACCACTACAGTCTTATTAGTAGAAGGATTGTAAATTGCAAATATAACCTTTCCAGTGAATACGTCCCCATCTTGTTGTATGATGGTGATGTTTTGATTTAAAAGGTTTGATTGGTTATTATCGAGTTCCCAATTAAGCAAGTTAGAATCAGAAATGTTATTGGCATTAAAGAAACGAGAGTCATATAGGTTCTTTCGATAGTAAACCTTGCCGTAGCCCTCGTAAATGTTTATAATTTCTTTCGGCATCCGAGTATTCATCCCAAGCGGGTAACTTTGATTAGGTTCTGACTGAGCTGTAATTGTAAAGGGTTTATCAGAAACCAATGCAATATCCTGATAGCGTTTTAACAATAATGGATTCTCATTTGAAACAAACGAAACCTGCTGAAGGAATTGGTCCCCGTGAAAAGTCCATTGATTCGGCTGGTTGTGCAGATACATTTGATTGTCCACACCCCAGCCTACCAGGGTTTGACCAAAGTTGCAATATTGCCTGAAATTGTAGTCATACGTTGAACGCCACCTCATGTTCACATAGTCAAACACTACGTGGTCGTAATAAGAATCGTCCGTATTAGGATCTATAAATTCAAAGGCAAACCCAGCCTCGCCGACAGATTCATTCACATAAGTTCTTACTACCGGGTTTGTGTTTTCATTGTAAGTCTTTGCTAGTTGCTTAGTCTTAGTTCTGAACTTGTAATCTGACCTAGTGTCAGGATCTATCTCGCTTACTTGAATCTGACCGTTACCCCCCGAATACACAAACACTCCGGTGTTGTTATCAAAGTACATCGCCGCTCCATTAGGGAGAACAACTGAGGCCCCAGGATTAGTACACCCCAAAAGACTCTTGTTGTCAAACCAAGAAGCGAACGTTCTATTCGATACACGAACCGTTGAGTCTGACCCAACCTCGTTAGGATAGTATTGAATGTAGATAGAGTTCTCTTTCTTGGGCTGAAGACACTTTAACGTCTTACCCTCCCTGCCCGACATAAACGCTCTAACTACGGGGCCGTAAACGGCATTTAAGTCTTGGATGTTTTGATTATCCAAGGCAAAGGAAGATAAACCATTTATTTGTGTTCCCGCAATAAATGAGTCGGAATGAATTGCCGTGGCCTGGCGATTAGCCATCTTGGCGTTCTGATCTTCAATCCTTAATCTTCCCGTACTGTGAACATCGCTTTGCCAATAATCCGAATAGTTTGGGTCTTCTATGTAATAATAAGCAATAGCATCGCTTCCCGTCAATCCGGTTAGGTAATTTCTCTGTCTTACATACACGTCCCCGTAATTAAGTCCAAATGAGGCGGGAGATGTTGATGTTAGGTCGGTTACAACTTGAGATTGATTATCTATTGTTATGTATGACATAGAAGAATCAGCCGATACGGTTGAAAAAACAAATAATGTCGTATTATAATTTTGATAATAATTCGCAGAACTTATGTATGCTCCAATTTGAGTTTCCGTAGTTCCATCATCATAATAAATAGTTATATCTTGATATGTAAAGGCCAATCCCGAACTATCACCATATACGTAAATATATACAGAGGATGGATATGGATTAACATTGCCAACCTGTAAGTATGCTTTAGGTGGGGAAGCGTGAGATCTGTCGTTGGTGTGAGGGTTTTTTATATCAATAGCCTGACTAATGTCATTCCAAGGGCTTATGAAAATATTGCCAGTATCGTCAACGGATGGTCGAGGTGTGTATATTTCTATTAAAGAACCAAAAAGTTGATTATTTACACCTGCTAAATCTGTAATATCGATAAGTGATGTATCAAATAAGTTCGTGTAAACAACCTGTCTATTTCCGTTTGAGGCGTCTGACTCAACGTAATCTACAACATCAAGCTCCAAGTATTCGAGATATGGGATAAAACTTGCATTGTTAAAATATCCAGAGGCTCTTCTTCGTATAAACCTAATTTTGTCCCCAACTCTTATCTGATGTCTTATTACCGCCCCCTTGTTTTGAGTTAGATAATAATTGTCTAAAACTATCTTATATCTATTTTGTGTTGCTGAATCTAATACAATTGAAGAAACGTGTGATGTGTAAGGGGCGTCAATATTGTTTGTCGTGTATTGAGAGAAATCTAAAACCTCAGTGGCTGGCTTGGCGACTATCCAATACTTTGTTGCCCAAACTGGAGGTATGTGGTTTATTGTGAAATTAGGCGTTATGGTAAATGGATTATTGATTTCATTTAACCCATCTCTATTTATATCAAAGAACCACGGAACAAAAAGATCCATTGAATCTACCGTGTAAACAGTGCTATCCCTATAAGCCCTATCCCCATACACAATCCCGAAACTATGCGTGGCTCCCGATTTTAACGAAGGGGCTGCATTTGTATTGATTGCTGGTATTGATGAAAAAATTGTATTTATTGAAAAACCAGGAACAGGATCATCTTGTTGTACGGAAAAGGTTCCGCTAGTCCAATAATAGCCCCATCTGTTTGTAGTTCCACTTGGAAGTATGAGATTGCCAGCCGTTCCTAACGGAAGTCCAAATTGATTGCTAAATTCATCCCCAATCAATTGCATTATGTAAAGATTTTGCAATATAATTGTAGATTCTTGCAGGGCGTTTTGTATATTAGATTCTGTAATCGTATACACAAAGGTTCCGTAATTTTTTACGGTCATTGAAAACGTGCTTCCTGCTGCAAATTTAAAAAACTGAGCTACTTCAGATTCAAGGCTTAATATGGGAAAATTTATATAATTTAGATACTTAGTAAATGAGGGGAAGTTCACTATAAACTCCATTGTAACTACCGCATTTGGATTCCAATTTATTTCATTCAAATCGTATCCAACATTTACATTTAACAGCTCATATTCTGCTGAAGGCTTATTGTATCCTTCCCTGAAATTAACATACGTCAATTGACTCGTTGGGAGGTACTCTTGACAATCAGCTGTTATAGGAAGCCTATCATAGTTCTTGAAAAAATCTATAGCGGGAGCCAAAGCTGCGTCGCCATAGAAATCTACAAAATACAATTCATTGTCTAATATCGAATCTTGTTCCTTATCAAGTTGTAAAAAAATTCCAAACGGAGGTTCCGCGCCAAAATTGTCTTTATCAAATTGCTGAACAGCTATATTGAACTTGCGTATTATTTTGGGACCTGTGTAAAATTGAATTTTTATTCCATTACTATTGTTTGGGTATAGCCAGTTAGTTCCAGATACAAGTTCTGATTGTTGCGGCAGCGGTAAATCAGAATACATAGACCAAGCACCCACCTCTCCATTTTCATAAATCGGCTGAACTATGAACTTAAATAGTTTGTTTCGGAGCTTATTGTCCTGTCGCGTTGGGTCCGTAAAATAACTCACTATAGGAGGATCCATTGGCCACTTAATCGCATCAATAGTCTGAAGATCAACTACGGTATAAAAACCATTAGGGCTTGGTGATTCAAGTGCCTTAGCTAGATTTATTTGATACGGAGGGTTAAATAGTCTTTCGCCATCCGGACCATACATTTGTGGATCCCAGCGTCCGTCAGTCCACTTCAAAATATCATCTATAATGTTGGCGTGATAAATCGGCCAGTCCGGACTAAAATTAAGTTCGCCTCCCTCTACCGCTAGGGTGTGGGTTTGAGCTGAAATATCATAAACCCATATCTGATGTTCTCCATCGTCCTTAAAAACAAAGTATACGATGGAATTTGTTTTTTGCCATGTGGTCGCACCTAATATTTTATCAACAGATGTAATCTCCGTATTTTCAATAAGAAGGGTTCCTTGAGAGGTAACAACAGAGTAAGCGTTTCCAGAATTATAACCAATACGACAATACGATAAGTCTCGGTAATCGCCCTTGGGCATACTCTGTGGAGTATCGTCGGTGTTTAATCCACCTTCAAATGTTATTATCTCGTTGAAATCCATTATCCTAGATTAAACTCTGAACTCTGTGCAAGCGCGTCAATCATTTCACTCAGGCGCGGAGCCTTAACCAAAAGGTTTGCGCTCCATTGGGCTGCCTCATACTGCATCTGCAATTCCTTGTACTTAGCCTTGTCCTCTGCGCCACCTTTGTGAAGGCAATATTCGCTCATCAAATATAAGCGGAATGGCTCTGCATAAGCCGTGTCAATCAATGTATTTTCATTTACAGCAGAGCCGTTTGAAAAATATTCAATAACAAGTTGACCGTCGGGTATGTTGTGACTAAAAATGATGTTATTACCATCCACGCGGTAGTAGTTTTCATTACGGCCACCGCCAACCGTGTAGCTTGGATAGTTGTAAAAGTAACCAAAGTAACCCGTTGGAAAGAAGCCATCAAGCACAACATCGTCGTTCTGATCACTCTCGCATCGGAAGAACTCTTCAGGATATGTCAAAGATGTATCTGGAGTCAACGTCCAAATGCGACGTCCTGACTTCAAACCTATCTTGGAAATCCTCATGCAATCTCCGGGCATAGTGAACACCCGCGCCCCGGTATCTATCTTGGCATAAATCGTTTTAAGCGACACGTTCCCGTCAAGGGGAGCCTTTTCGCTTAAGTAATCAATCGCAACCTGTGTCATCCACGTAAGCTCACGGCCAACAGGGTTCTTGCCCAGTCGGTACAGGGCTGAGGTTGCTATATATTTTATGTTCTTGATTGTCATTGATTAGTATACAGTCTTGAGGTATCCTTAGCAAACTTCTGAGCGTCAATAGCATCGTCGTTCAAGTCGTCTTGTATTCCCTGTGTCATAAGCATCTGCATACACATTTGGAAGAGCATTGCCTCCCCCTTTCCTGTCTCGTCACTTGGAATCACCAAGATGTCATCGTCGTCCATCTGATACACGTTCGGAACCATAGTTACCGTAACGTCCCCTTCGGGCTTTCTGTTGAAGCGGAGTTTGTCCTTAAAAAGGATTGCGGCAGAACTATTTCCACCACGCAGAATGTTTATTGCCGTTGCCTCAGACTTGGTCTGTACAATATATCCATTATCTCCTGTCGACTGGTCCTCTACGCTGAAAATAGCCATGCTCCCCGCGATTGGCTGCGGACTCAACGTCACGTAGTATCCGTTTGAATCAGATGCAGGAGTAAACGTATACGGAACCGCCATGTCGCTCGCCTCATAGGGGTCGCGTGAAACGACATCAGCAAGGGCAAGATTGAGCATTCGAGAAATAATCGAACGAGGGTACAGACGCCGTAAATCTTCGGGGGTGTCCCCGCCTGTCAACCGGTGCTGTATTAATTCTATGGCCTGACGCTTTGTTATCATACCTTACTTGGCATTTGAGTGGAAATATTCCATTGGGTTTCGTTACCAATACCGATGTAAGTCTTAATCAAGTCCGTTAGGTGGTCTACGCAGCTTTCGGGGTATTCAAACTCAACACTTGAGCTTGGTAAACCCGCGTTTGGCCCCGTTGTGTGAACAGAACCCGGCGGCAAATATACGGGAACTCCAAATTGATTCGTGTCATAATCAAACACGGGCTGAATAGGTTCGCGTATGTATGTAAATGTTATGCGAGGCAGGTAGGGATAGATAAAATATTTATCATTCCGAGTGACAAGGATTGGGTCGTTTTCACTTGGGTTGTCAACCGGGCTTGTGATTGAGTTACGCATCTTGGCGTCAAACTCGTGTTGGCTCACAAACTCAACGCTCCGATAGTTTGTCTCATACGAGCAGTTATTGTTGAGTATCTCAAGAAAACTTGCCGTTGCCTGATACCAAATGTCCGCAGGGACATCCGCATACCCCCCACGCTCTGGCCTGCCCTGCAATACTGGGGTGAATGTCATTGCGGGATACTGCGGAGAGCCTAGGGTCTTAATAAAAGTCTGAAGGTCACTTGTAATCTCTCGGCTTTCTTCAAAATTATCCACGAGCGTATTCAAATAACGCTGGTTAACAATTTTTATCGCCCGATTGAAGTCATCAGGCGTGATGTAGCCACCCCTCAGGTCCTTTCCGGCCCTGAAGAGAAGCTCATCGTATATTTGACCGAGGTTGGTGATCATTATTCAAATATCTTTATTTCAATAGTAGCGTTATTTAAAACACCATCAGAAGCTACCCCACTTTCATCATAAGTTCTTAGGATTATGTATCCAGCTGCATTTGGTTCTGCATACACAAAACCAATCCTAGTTGTTCCGAATCCATTGGTTATAGCAACTGAAGTTTTTGTGGAGTTTATAACACTACCGCTTAATATTATTCTATATACACCAACACCGTCATGATTAAAGCTAAATGTCTGCGCAGTATTATTGTATACGGTTTGAATAAGTGTTGGTGGATTTCCAGGATAAAGACCAGACTGACTGATTCTTGCAATTGCCATTGTGTAAATGGGCAAACTTGTCTCGTATATCAAACCACCACTATCTATACTAAGAAAATATTTAGGTGAATTATTCAAATAAGTTCCACCTCCATAGGCATTTAAAGTAGCAGATAATGTATCGTTTAAAGTAAGTGCCGCAGAAGGGGTTGAGCTTACACTTTTTACCTTAAGCTGAAGCGATCCTCTACCAGTACTAGGATTTGTTATTAGACTTTCTATTGCGGCAGTACTTATAACCGCCGAAGTACCTTCCGATTCAAACTGAATAGAAGTGCCTAACCCCGCAAGCCCTGATCCTGAATCAACAGATGTTCTTAAAACTAAATTTTCTGCAACTGTATTATTGGTAGTTCTATTTACTTCCAGAAACGCAGCTTGATCGTTAGTGGCCGTAGCAGAAATTGCCCTAGTTGTTCCCTCTATAAAAATAGCGGTTCCGGTAGATGATACATAAAGATCGGCGTCTATGTTTACGTCCCCACTTGTAGATGTTATATTTATGTCTCCACTAGTTGAATCTATATTTAAGTCATATGTACCCTTATTTATAGTTGTGTTTTGTGTCAAAGAACCCCCAAGCAAAAAGTTGTTTCCGGTTCTGCTTACCCCATTAGTTCCATTAAGGCTATCTACATAGGAATCAAGATTAACAAGCGCCGTATTCGTGTTTACTAATTGGCCCTGAACATTGTTAGATGTTAAATATGGACTACTAGGGGTTGCTGTTAGACTAGACGCGGCTGCATTTGGATCATAATATTGCTCCCATTGCAAGTAGCTAGGTGTGGCGTCAGTACATCGATAAAGAATACCCGTAGAAGTATCCTCCCAAAGAGCGCCAAGTTCAACGCCTGTTTGAGTCGGGCCTGGGTCGCTGCCCTCGCCATCATACAAACGGAATTGGAAGTTGGCAAGCAATTCGTCGATTATTGAGTTGGCTGAGTTGTTTGATACCCAGTAATAAGTTTCATCATCACAACAAGCACAGTCGCATCCTGAAGCGTCCAACTGCGCCTGAAGAAGCGCAATAGTTTCCTTGTACTTATCAAGTTCACCGCAAGCCTTGTAGTTCATTGCCTCGGTGTAGTAAAGAAGAACGTTGTCTACATACACTTGATATTTAGAAACTTTATTTCGAATAAGTTCTGCCGCGTGGGCAGCGCGAAGGTTCTCAATACAGGGAACAAGTCCACACAGAGTTCCGGCACAGCTTACAGTAAACTCCTTGGTTATAGATTTGCTATAAAGAACAGTAAGACCCGATGATTGGGTTTGTTGAATCTGTTCCGACAAAATAACGCTATAAGTACCCGTAGCAAGAAGAGGTTCCGTTTCAACGGGTGGAGAATAGGGTAGAGATGTAGTAATTATTTGTGGATTGAATATAGGGTCCACATTTGTCCAGGATGGGTAGTTTATCGTGCAACTAAGGCTTGATACTATCTCGTTTGAACCTAAAACCGTAGCATTTGATACAGCCCATGTTCCGCTATTTCCATACTCGCAATCATAGGTGAAATTTACATCAGCGGTTGTTTGAGTGCATCCTGCATATGAATAAGTTTCATTAAACTGCTCTGTAACGACATTATTTACATATAGAAAATAAGTGCCATTCGCAACTGAGGTTCCCAGTGTCAACTCCGTGTCCCCACCAACAACGGCCGCAGATGAAACTGTATTTATTACCGGCGAACCTGGGAAGGGTTGTAAATCTATGGAGTCACCTGTTTTTAAAAAGTTGCCTAACCAATCACTTGTATTTGTAAATGTTGTGCCTCCTGAAACAGTGCCTCCAGACAGAAACGTTGTGGAATCTAATCTTAAACTATACTCAAAGCCATAAACCCCATTAGCTACATTGCCATTGTTGTCAAGCGGAAGGTCAATATAAGCCGTTGTTTGTCCCGCCTGAATATCAATGAGCGGATTTGAAGAGGTGTTTTTTTCCTCAATTATGTCGCCATTAAAAGTAAGAACACCGTATCCTTTTGCTTGTTGAGTTGCTACGGTTGCAGGGGATAACAATGTGGCATAATTCGTAGAATCAACAATAACGGCCCTTGGCGGGGATGCGGTTAAATCAAACGAAAAGGATACGGTGCTAATCATCTTTTTATAGTTTTCTTAATTTACCTAATAATTCTTCATTTACTTTGAGGTGATCAATCAGAGCAAATGCAGCCTCGCTACCTGTTTGCGCTGACTCAAAAAATGGTGATTTCAACCACTTTGTACCATCGCCTCTACGGTCGCGAATATACCACATTCCGTCCTCATTTTTGATAAAATTCTCACTTATTAGTCGGTTAACTAACTCGTGAATAGACTCTCCCTCCGAAGTCTTGATTTGCTGTGGCTTTGATGAGTTGATGATTTCAAAAGCATTCTTCTTAAATGTTTCGCTACCATTCTTGATTGCATCGTGAAGAGCTACGCGAGTTTCCTCTTCTGTGTGAAGCGGACTCATACCAAGACCATCTACGGCTTTCAATATTGTCTTGTAATCCAAATCGAAGTAGATGAGGTTTTCAAGTTCACGGGCAGCCTTTGCTGCGCTAATCTTAGTCTTAGCCTCAACATCTTTTTTCTCATATTCATACTTAACTCCCACAGACTTATTAACGGACTTGTTATTGTCTATAATTGGGCAGATGTATTGAATATAAAAAAGCAAATCCTTTTGATGAGGCTGGATTGTAAAGCCGTCACTTATTTGTATTCGTGAGTTTTGGTAGGTGTACGAACCTCCGATATTGGTTGGGGCTGACGTAGTGTACATCAATGTGTATTCCGACTCAGTTTCTTTGTCGTAAAAATTCCCCCTTGACTTTATAGAGATACCACCGGGAGCCTGAATCATCAACACAGGGTCGCTATCCGGGCTGTTGGTGGGGACTTTGTAAGTCCTCAATTTATATTGGTCTTTAACCCGCAAAACAACGGGTCTTTTTTCATTGAAAAAATAAGGAAATTCATTTCTTAATTCCTGCTCTGCCCATTCCGGAACATCTACAGGTTGATTGTTGCTTAGATCAAATAACATATTGTTTTATTTTTTGTTTGTATAAAACGGGGAGAGGTTTCCCCCTCCCCATTTTGAGTTTACTAAGATTAGGCTGTGAACAAACCGTACTTGTTAGCGTTTACAAATTTGTAAGCTACTTCAGATACGATGTGAACACCGAGCTGCCATACATCAGTCTTGTTAGCTGCTGCACGACCACCTGTTTGCCACATATTCATGAAAGCACCTGGCTTATGGCACAGACGGATATATTTACCCATGTTACC